CGGCGTGATTCGAACGCGCGGCATCGTCTTCTCCTGTAGCGGCGCGGTGGTTAGTCAGCGCCGTCGCACATGAAGCGGGTATGCGCGCGATACATCGCGATAATGCGATCGTAGTTAGCCAGCATCGGAATCGGCTCGAAAGTAGCCGCCAATTCTTCAAGCGCGAGCGGAAGATACGTTCCGAAATCGTCCATCATCATCCCCATCAAGTAAGCCGGGACTGCCCGTCGTGGTGGTTAGGCGGAAAGAGCACCAGCGAGATCGACGCTTACGATCGTCGCCGCACCGCTGTAGCGCTCAGAAGTGACGCAATACAACGCGCGCTCTGCCTCGCTTCGTGCTTCATCGCGATTGGCCGCCAAAACGGTGAAATGGTCTCGTTCGCCTTTAGTTTCCGTTTCCACTTGATACAGTGCGCGTTCCACCGTCATCTCCTTCGTTGCGTTGTTCGGTGCTGCCATGGAGGTAGATTACTCAATGGTAATGCGTATGTCAATACCGTTTGGTAATTTTTTTGTGTAAAGAAAAACCCGCATTAGGCGGGCTTCGTCAGGCTGGTGCGCGGCGTCGACGAGGCTAGAGGATGCTGTCCGTCCAGACGGCGCGTCCAACGATCACCGTTCTATCGTCGGGCGGGAGTATCTTGTCCGGGAACATCACCTTATCAGGGTTGTCGCTACGAAGAATCCAGACCGTCTCGCCAACCATCGGATGGTAATCGCGTACAAGACGCTTCAGGATGAGTCCGCCGTCTGGCAAGCACGCAGCAAAAATTCGTCCATCGATGGGGTTGCGCTCGGCCGTATTGATCAGCACAACGCGGCCATCCTGAATGCGAGGAGACATGCTTCCGCCTGACGCATAAATGATGCGTGCAGCGTGCTCGGGGACGCCATACTCTTTCAAAAACGATTTCTTGAATGCCAGGCCACCCTTCACGACTACATGATCCTCGAATCGACCATTGCCGCAGGCCGCCGCGATATCGAGTTGGGGCACGAGTGCGAACTCTTCTTCTGAGGGTTGAGGTAGATCTTCTGTAGGGAAAAGATTACCCGTGCGTACGACTTTTCGCTCCTCAGTTAAACGTTTGGCACCCCGCGTATTCGACGTATCAATGGAAACATGGTTGTGGTAGGAGGCCGCATAAAAAGGCGCTCCCTCTGCGGCATCAAGACTTCCTGGCAGAAGTCCCGCTGCGCTTTCCAGCGCCCTCGCCTTTAGTCCCCCGAACGATTTGTCTTTGAGCAGTCCGGAAAGCTCGCCTTGGTTGATACCAGTTCGATCTATGAAGGCTTTCTGCCTGTCCTCGAAATGGAGCCGGATCAACTCGGACAGACGAGCGCGTCGCCGGTCGGCCTCCTGTTTCCGTATCTCTTTGATGGTAGCCATGCGCGTCATTGTCCATTACCTAAAGGTAAATCACCAAAAGGTGTTGACATGCGATTACCATCTAGTAATATGGAGGCCATGGACAAGCTTATCACCTTCCTCAACAGCCTCGATAAGGCCCAGCGCACAGACTTCGCGTCTCGCTGCGGCACCTCCGAGGGTTACATGCGAAAGGCCCGCAGCACTGGGCAGAAGTTCCGTTGCGAGCTTTGCGTGCGCATCGAACAAGAATCGAACGGCGAGGTGCGGCGTCAGGATTTGAGGGAGGACTGGGCGGACGTTTGGCCCGAACTCACAGACAAGGGACATGGTTCGGTCTAGCGCGTCTACACCAGTTAGATCAGGAATACGGTCAAAGAGGTAGGTGGGCATATCGGTTCTTGTTGGTTGTTGTATCGGCGTCCTGTGGACGCCTTTATTTGGCCCCTTTCTTAACCGGTTAGGGAACAGGTTAAACGATTGGATTTTTCAAATAAGCAATGAACAACAGCGATGAACTTCCTTTGATGGGCGGCATGCTCAACGGTCCGGTCTTTCTCTCGGACGACAAGATCGCTTCATGCAAGACGTATCGCGATGCGGTGTGTCTCGCATGGGACGAACGGCGCAGTAAAGGCATGACGCGCGATCGGCTTGCCGAACTCTGCTGTCTTCTCCCTCAGCATTTGTCGGACTACTTCGCTCGAGCGGAAAGCAACCCGAAGGGCCAGCGCCGACGCTCTCTCCCTGCGGAAAAGATCTGCGATGTCGAGAGCGCGCTTGGAAACAGAGCGATCACTCAATACCTCATCCGTCAGGCGCAATTGACCTTGATGGAGGAAATGCTCGCGCAACGCGCAAAGAAGGCTGCATGACCGAACAAGAGGCGCTCGCGATAGCACGCGAGGCTACGCAGGAGACAGGAACGCAATGCGACGAACTGGCGGCAGTCATGGCCGAACTGAATCGACGTTGCGTCACGGATCGACGACTAATGGAGGCATTTCTGATCGTCGGCCAGATGGTTGTAAGTGGCAAACATTCGACTTCTCACTGAGGCGAAGCATGACCATAACCACTCTCGAAAAACTCGCGATCTGCGGTCAGGCGTTGTCCCGCCCGACGTTCCTGAACCGCTACCGTTTCTGGCGGTGCGTCGAAGGATGCGGCCCCGCGCGCGCTGCTTTTATGGCTGCTATCGCTATGTTGCGACGAGGAGAGTGAGGGTGAGCGCCGTTCCGTACATGGATTATGAGTCGTTCATCGCCAGCAAGGGCTTTGCTGACGTGCCGACTGGCTTCGACTGCGATATTCCGGTCGGCCCGTTGTTCGATTTCCAGGCCGCCTGCGTGAAATGGGCTCTGAAACGCGGTCGCGCCGCCTTGTTCGAAGATACGGGCCTCGGCAAGACTCTACAGCAGGCCGTGTGGGCTCAGAAGGTATGCGAGCACACGGGCGGTGACGTCATCATCGTCGCGCCATTGTGCGTGGCTCAGCAGACCGTCGAAGAAGCGGCGAAGTTCGGCATCGAGATCAAGTATTGCCGCCAAGACAGCGAAGTTGAGCCCGGAATCACGATCACGAACTATGAAATGCTCGATCACTTTGAGCTCGATTCGTTCGTCGGCGTCGTGCTCGATGAAAGCTCGATCCTCAAATCTCACACGAGCAAGACGCGCCAGTTCATTACCGATGCGTTTCGCCGTACGCCGTACAAGCTGTCCTGCACCGCGACGCCGAGCCCCAACGATTGGATGGAACTGGGCAATCAGGCTGAGTTCCTTGGCGTTATGACTGCGGTGGAAATGCTCTCGACGTTCTTTACGCATGACGGGGGCGACACAGGCAAATGGCGCTTGAAGGGGCACGGGAAGGTCAAGTTTTGGGAATGGATGGCGACGTGGGCCATTTGCATTCGTAGTTCTGCGGACCTCGGATTCGACGGTGCTGGCTATGTGTTGCCTCCTCTTCGTTTGGTCGAGCACGTCATCGAAAGCGGCGAATTGCTTGAAGGTCACTTGTTCCCGGTCGTGGCTCAAAGCCTGAGCGAACGTCGGCAAGCGAAGAAGGCCAGCATCGATTCCCGGATCGAACTGGCGGCTCGTCTTGCCAATGAGCACTCCGGCCCCGTCATCGTTTGGTGTCATCTGAACGAAGAATCGGAACGTCTCGCAAAGCTGATCGACGGCGCGGTGGAAGTGACCGGATCAATGTCTGTCGAAGACAAGACTCGAAACATCATGGCCTTCACGCATGGAGAAAAGCGCGCGCTGGTCAGCAAGGCATCTATCTGCGGCGCTGGCATGAACTGGCAGTTCTGCGACACGCAGATCTTCGCCGGCATGAATGATTCATATGAGCAGTTCTATCAAGCCGTCCGGCGCTGCTATCGGTTCGGGCAGAAGAACGCCGTAACCGTACACATCATCACCGCCGATACCGAGGGTGCAGTGAAAGACAACATCGCCCGCAAGCAGGAGCAAAGCGACGCCATGGCTAGTGAAATGGTCGCCTACATGCGCGATCTGACCAAGAAGCAAATCGAAGGCGCCAAAAGGGGAACCGAGGCATATCGCCCTCAACTTCCTTTGGTGATTCCAGGATGGATCGCGCAGAACGTGGAGCGTGCCTAATGAACGTGCTCAATCAAGAAATTCACGACCGATTTTCGCTTTACAACGCCGATTGCGTCGACGTTGCCCGCTCGCTGCCGGACTCGTCTATCGATTTCTCGGTCTACAGCCCGCCATTCGAATCGCTGTTCGTATTCAGCAATTCCGAGCGCGACATGGGGAACAATGCGTCGAGCGCCGATTTTTGGACCCACTATAGATTCCTGATCGCGGAGCATATCCGCATCATGAAGCCAGGCCGCTTGGTCGCGATTCATTGCATGAACCTCCCGACGTCCAAGGCCCGGGATGGCTATATCGGCTTGAAAGACTTCCGCGGCGAAATCATCCGCGCCCATCAGGACGCTGGCTTCATCTATCACTCGGAAGTGTGCATCTGGAAAGACCCGGTAGTCGCAATGCAGCGCACGAAGGCGCTCGGCCTGCTCTACAAGCAACTCCGCAAGGACAGCGCCATGAGCCGTCAGGGCATCGCCGACTATCTGGTCATCATGCGCAAGCCGGGAGAAAACCCGGATCCCGTCACGCACACGCATGAAAGCCTTCCGGTTGATTTGTGGCAGCGCTATGCCTCGCCGGTCTGGATGGATATCAACCAGTCGAAGACACTGCAGTACATGAGTGCGCGTGAAAACGACGACGAGCGCCACATATCGCCCCTACAGCTTGAGGTAATCGAACGCGCGATCGATCTCTGGACGAACCCGAATGATCTGGTCTACACCCCGTTTCTCGGCATCGGGAGCGAGGTCTACACGGCACTCAAGATGGGGCGTCGTGGTGTGGGATCCGAGCTCAAGCCGTCCTACTTCAAGCTGGCGGTGGAGAACTGCAGGAGCGCTTTGCTCGATCAGGTTGACTTGTTCGCCGAGGTCGCATGAGCACCCTCACCCCCTCCGACTGCTTCACCTGTTTCAAGCGCGCAGTAAGCGCTGCTCGCCGCGGCGATTTCTCGCTCTGCCGGGGTCTCGTCGACCGCGTGCGTGATGCGTTCGGTGAGGCTTCGGCACAGATCCAGCGTCGGGAGTTGAAGCGCTATATCGATAGCGAGGAAAGAGCATGAAGCGCGACCTGTGCAATACCAAAACCGTCGAACAGCAGAAGCAGATCGACATGGCCCGGAACATCGCGAAACTCAAGTCGAAGCAGGCGAAGCGCCAGCAGGCGCACATGCTCTGCCAATCGTTGATTCGAACAATTCGGAGCAAGTAAGTGCCAGTACGGATTCTCCGTGAAGGAATCCTGACGAGCGAGCGCGTGGATGCGCTCAGCACCGAAGGGGAACTGTTCTATCGCCGACTTATGTCTGTCGTGGATGATTTCGGCCGCTTCACCGCGAATCCCAAGCTTCTTCGCTCGTCCTGTTACCCGCTTCGAGTTGACGTCGTCAAGAACGAACATGTTCTCAAGTGGCTGGAAGAGTGTCAAAAAGCGGGGCTGGTCAAGGTCTATACGGCTGATGGAAAGGAGTGCTTGGAAATGCTCGACTTTCGCCAACAAGTGCGATCGAAGCATAGCAAATATCCGAACCCTCCAACAACTGCTAACGGTTGCTTAGCACTTGCACATCAATGCGAGTCAACCGCTCACTTAGACGGAGACGGAGACGGAGACGGAGACGGAGACGGAGACGGAGACGATATTTCTTCTCCTAACGGAGAAGATGCGATCGGCGATGCCGATCAGCCCTCTGCCGAGCAAATCCCTGATTGCCCGCATAAGGCATTGATTGACCTGTACGCGAAGCATCTGCCTGAACTGCCCTACCCGCGGATTTGGGAAGGGCAAAGGGCGAATGCTATGCGTGCGAGATGGCGGTGGGTTCTGACGGCCAAGAATGAAGACGGTTGTCGTTACGCCACGGATGAGGCGAGTGCCGTCGCCTGGTTTGAGAAGTTTTTTGCGTATGCAGCAAAGAGCGATTTCCTGACCGGCCGTAGCGGCAAGTGGGCCAATTGCGATTTGGGCTGGCTAGTCAAGGCTGAAAACTTCGCCAAGGTTTTGCAAGGCAATTACGAAAACAAGGATCGTTGATGAACGCCCCCCATGACCTTCGCGCTACTCCGCAATCGGTTGAGGCCGAACAATACGTGCTCGGCGCATTGATGCTCGACAACGATGCTATCGACCGCATGGGCGATCTACGCGCTGAGCATTTTTACCGCGGAGATCATCGCGCCATCTTCGCGGAGATCATCGCCCTGATCGCGCAGGGTGGCGGAGCTGACGTATTCACTGTGTTCGAACGTCTGCAAGCCATGGACAAGGCTGCGGACGTTGGCGGTCTCGCCTACCTGAACGAACTTGCGTCGAACACACCGAGCTCGGCAAACATGGCTCGGTACGCCGGGATCGTTCGCGATCGGTTTCAAAAGCGCGGATTGCTGGCCGTTGCTTCGGAAATCCAGGATTCCGTCATCGTTTCGCGCGATACCGCTGAGCAGTTGATCGACCATGCTGCAACGAAGATCGATGGTCTGGCCGAAAAGATCGTCAAGCGCGAGCCTAGGCTGATTGCTCATGGGCTTGCCGAGCACATCGATACGGTCGAAAAGCGCTCGCACGGAACTGAGCGTCGAATCCCTACTGGCTACATCGATCTTGATCGACGTCTGAACGGGGGCTTTCGGCCGGGTTGGGTTGTGATTCTGGCTGGTCGTCCGGGGATGGGTAAAACAGCCCTTTCGCTGAACGTTAGCCACAACGTCGCTCGAGATCACGCCGTCCTGTTCCTTTCCATGGAAATGCCTGAGTCGGAGTTGCAAGATCGCTCCCTAGCGTCGCTCGGTCACATCCCATTATCCGAAGTCATGACGCCGCCGCCAGAGGCAAGGCGCGAGAACGAGGAATTCTGGGATCGCATCACTGCGGCGACGATGAAGATTAAGGACTTGAATCTGTACATCGACGATCAAGGTGGACTTCGCTTGCTAGACGTGCGGACCAAAGCGCGCGCCGTCAAACGAAAGTCCGGTCTTGACCTGATAGTGCTCGACTACTTGCAGCTCATGGAAGGCGATGGTGAGAACGCCAATGTGCGCATCCAGACGATCTCTCGCGGACTGAAAGCGTTGGCAAAGGAAATGGGCGTTGCGATCCTCGTGCTGTCCCAGCTCAATCGAAAGGTCGAAGAAGGCGGAGCGCGCTTGCCAAAGCTCTCAGACTTGCGCGACTCCGGTTCGATCGAGCAAGACGCAGATGCGGTTCTCTTCGTGCATCGCGAGGAAATCTCGAATCCTGAGTGCGGATCCGAATGGCACGGCTTTGCACAAATTCGTATAGCGAAGTTTCGCCACGGCGCGACTGGCGATGTTGGATTGACGTACATCGGCGAGCAGGTTCGGTTTGAGAATCGCGCCGGCACTTTCCCTACTCAGCAATCGGAGCCGCCCAAGCGAAAGAGAGGTTTTGCATGAGCAAGTCCCAAAAACCCCGCAGAAAGTATCAACCCGGCCGCTGGCTGCGCCGCACAGTGGCCGCGCATGAAGTCCGAGTCGATAGAAAGCCGCTGACCGAAGACCAGCAGCGCGATCTTGGTCTGCAATACCACGTTGCCTTCGAAAAAATGCTCCGCGGCGGCGATCAGGATGCGTGGTTCATCCTCGCCGGTTCTATGAACGTCGCATTGATGCTCGCGGAGATGGATTACGGTGCCGAGTTCATCCCAGAGATCAAGGCGGCAATGCAGGCCCTGATGCGCGCGAACTACCGCGCCCAGGAAACCGGTCAATGGAGTTTCGATGGTGATGGCATCAACGCCACGCGAACGGCCCTCGCAATCCACGATCAGCAGTGCGCGCTTGCTACGCGATCCGAGATTCGGGCGGCACTGGTCGCACTCGGTGAACGCGTGCGCGAAGGGCATTTCTATTCGTCTGAGATGGAGGTGGCATGAACAAGAACGGAAGAACGGGGGCGGCTTGGACACCCGAGGAAAACGCGATCATTCGATCAATGTATGTCTATGGATCGTGGGAAGACCTGCTCGCAGCTTTGCCCCGACGAAGCCGCCAAGCAATCGGAGCTCAAGCAAACGCCTTGAATCTCCGGCGCGCCGGCCGTGAGCAATGGAAGACGCACGAAATCAAGCTGTTGAAGGAGATCTACCCGACGACGATGCCGATTCGGGAAATCGTGTCGCATTTGGCTCCTCACACGATGATCTCAATACACAAGCGAGCGGCGGATTTGGGATTGAAACGGCCGACATATGGCTTGGTTCACTTCCATCCTGGCTGGGAGCGCATGCGGGCTCTCCTCGAGGCTCGAGGTCCTCTCACTCAGTCGCAAATCGCTGAGGCTTTGCATATCACCGAATCGGCGGTTGCGAAGTTACGCGAAACGAACGCGTCGAACCTGCGAATTGCTGACTATCTTCCCCCTCGTCACACGGGGAGATGGACCCCTTTGATCGGGTTGTCGGATGGACGTCCTGATGCGCCGAAGCCGTTCCGATCGTCCAAGTCTCGCGTGGGAAGAAAAATCTCAAATCCTTTCGCGACGGCGGCCGGCTTCGTTCAACCGATCACAGTAGTTGCACCTGTGCGCATCTTTCAGCAAAGCATGGATGTTGATGAGTGGGAAAAAACTGGACGGAGGGCAGCATGAGCAACAGTGCGGAGCTTGTCGTAAAGATTGGGAACATTCACCGGCGGATCGAAGAGCTATCCGCCAAGGGATTTCGAACCGCGGAATCGATGCATGCGCTCTACGAGCTCGAAAGCGCGGTCGATGCCTTGATGTCTGTCGCAACTGCTGAGTTCCGAGGTGCAGCATGAAGCGGATCACGAAGGATATGGTCAAAGCAGGCGGTCATCGCTACTGCTGCGAGTGCATCGGCCCGCGCGTCAAGGCTCATTGGACGAACAAAGGCCGGGACTATTGCGACAAGCATCGCCAGGAAGATGCGCCGGTTCCGGGATGCGTTCGGGAAGTGCGCAATCAGGATGCGAGGGTTGCGGCATGAAGGGATATTTGCAATTGGCAGACCGCCTCGACAGTTTTGCGACCTTGCTCCATCCGCAAAAGATCGCTGGACATTATTCGCAGGCAAAGATCATGCGTGAGGCGGCCAGTGCAATTCGTGACTTGGAGCAACAACTGACCGAACACGCCGCCCGCGAGATGGATGCGCGGCAGATCGCGGAAAGCAATCGGAGTTCGGCATGAAAACTCGATGCAAAGTTGGTGATCTCGCGTACGTCGTCGGCTCTTCGAGGCCCGAGCAAAACGGCATGATAGTCGAGGTGGTTAGAGAAGGTCAAAACGGCCATCCATGGTGGATGGTGAAATTCCGCGGCTTTGTCGTCACGATGCGAGGAAACATTGTCTTCGGCGCCGCACAGGTGCTCGACGAGTATCTTCGCCCCCTCGACGGCCTTCCAGTCGACGAAGATACGCGCGAGGAGTTGACGGCATGAGCGAAGCCGCCCTCTACCGCGAGTTCACTCTACGCGACGGCGGCGTCTGGTCTTCGCTCGTCGCTTTCGTGAAATCCAATGCGAAGGCATTTGCTGAAAGAGGTACGCCTCTACGCGTGATCGTCACCGAGGAAGAAGTCGATCGGCTCGACGAACAGATCCGCTACTACTTCGGCGTGGTAATCAAGACGATATCCGAGCAGGCATGGATCGAAGGTCGACAATTCGATAAGGACGCTTGGCACGAGGAACTAGCAAAAATGTTTCTGCCGACTCGCGAAATCACCACGCCAAGCGGAGAAATCATCTTGAAACGCAGTTCGGTGGCGCGCGGTCATATCAGTCTTAAGCGAATGACGAAATTCATCAATGAGGTTGAGGCTTACGCAACAACCGAATTGGGTGTGGAGTTCGAAAATTGATTCGTGCATCCCTAAAGCCTCGCCGCTGCCGGCAATGCAAAGTGACATTCTCGCCAGCGCGCTCCCTTCAATCCGTTTGCTCGCCGGCATGCGCTACCGAATTCGCAGCGAAGCAACGCGCACAGAAAGAGGCTCGAGCGAAGCGGGATGAGCGGAAGTCTCTGGCCGAACGAAAAACGAAGCTCAAGACGCGACGCGAGTGGATTGCTGAGTGCCAGGCTGTCGTCAACAAGGTGGCGAGACTGCGTGACATTCTAGCTGGGCATGGGTGTATATCGTGCCACGCGAAGCCTAAAGAGCGCTTCGGTGGTGCGATGGATGCCGGCCACTTTCGCTCTGTCGGCAGTGCGCCACACATGCGCTTTTTCCTGCCGAACATTCACCTCCAATGCAAGCGGTGCAATCGCGATCTCGGATCGAACACGGTCGAATACCGAAAAAACCTTATTGAGCGAATCACGATCGGGCGTGTCGAGGAAATCGAATCCATGCAGTGGACGGCCAAATGGTCCGTTGAGTACTTGCAACGGCTCAAGAAGGTCATGAACAAAAAGGCTCGCAGGTTGGAGAAACGGATCGAAAAACGGAAGGACGCAGCATGATAAAAATCCCAACCCTAGAATTCCGCCGCTGGATGCAACGCCGTACCTACGTGTTCTGTGTATGGGAGGACGGCGAGATCAAGATATTCAAAGACTCTGCTGTAGCCGAAAAATGGGCTGCTATGCAGGGGTTCAAGGCTGTGTTTTTGGAGGACGTGTAATGGAAGCGATTTTTTGGATTGGTGCGTTTGTTCTGGCGTTCGTCTTGTTCTGGATTTTATTCGGCTATCCCCACTGGCGGGTTTGGGCCAGCCACCAAGCCGGATTGGCCGATCTGCAGTGGGCCAAAAACGAGCAGCAGATTCAGGTGGCAGAGGCTCAGGGGCGGCTTGACGCGGCCCAATTGAACAAGCAAGCCGCAGTGGTCGAGGCTGAGGCAGTGGCATTGCAGATTCATTGCATCGGCGATCAATTGACGAAGCACGACCTGTACCTGAAGTGGCAATGGATCAAGATGATGGAAGACCGAGACGGGGAAACGATATATGTCCCGACTGAGGCTGGCTTGCCGATTCTGGAAGCCGGCGGCCGAATTCAAAAATAATGGGGCTAACCAGATGACGAAGACCTTTTTCCACATTTTGGTGGCACTGGATTTAGCGGGGGCCATATTTTGCAGCGCGGTAGGCAAGCACGATCAAGCCATCGTCGCCCTACTCTCAGCGATCCTTCTCAAACTGTTTTCGATCGGCGAGGAGTTACGGGCATGAGCCAATTTGTCCATCGTTTCGAGCGCAACACGAGTGGTACCGATTTCGCGGTCGGCGACATCCATGGCCACTTCGGCCGACTCGAGCGAGCTCTTGAGTCCATCGAATTCGACGAATCGCGCGACCGGCTGTTCAGCGTCGGCGATCTAGTCGACCGCGGTCCGGAGTCGGAGCGAGCGCTGGAGTTCATCGAAAAGCCGTGGTTTCACGCAGTCCAGGGCAATCATGAAGATATGGCGATTAGGTATGTCACGCCAGGTAATCGAGACGCCTACCACTACGCCGCAAACGGTGGTGCATGGCTGATCGGCAAGACGCCTCCAGAGCAGCAGGAATACGCAATCGGGCTGGCCGATCTTCCGTACGCCATCGAGGTTGAAACGGCCGAAGGCCTGATCGGAATCGTTCATGCTGATGTCGCCGGCAAGACGTGGGTGGAGATGGTTGAGAAATTCGCCAGCGTCACCAGCAACAACAATCTCAAGGAGATCACAAATGATTGCCTTTGGTGCCGTGACCGCATCCAGACCGAAGATCAATCTGGTGTTTCAGACGTCCGAGCGGTCATCGTCGGCCATACCCCTATACGCCGCCCCGCCGTACTAGGAAATGTCTACCACATAGACACGGGAGGTTGGACGCGAGAAGGCCATTTCACTTTCATCAACCTGGCGACCTTAGAGATGACGCCGGCCGCGCCGCAGAAGATCGATTGGAGTGAAGCATGATCGCCGCCGCCTTCTTCGTCGTCATCTTCGCAATCGCGGCCATCGTCATCTTGCTTGTGCGTGGGGCGACGGGGCAACCGAGAGACGAGGATGCCTCGGCGTCGATAGTGACCGACTGGGACATCGCGCAGGCATTCGAGAAGCCAGAACCTGAAGCCGGGCGCGTCGATTATCGCTGGCTAAACCTGACTGGATTTGAGGATGAGTAATGCCGAGTTATGCGCGCTCTGTAGTTAATAAGTAGTCCTAACCATGTTAAAATAGCTGAGCGACTTTTAGGGAGTTCGCGATGGTTCGTGAAAAGATTGTGAGCGCAATGCTGTCATCGAATTTGGCTTGGCATGCTGACTTTGAGCGCGCCATCGATCGATTGACTGCATTCGGTATGTCCGATGCGCTCGGGGCTGCGTTGTGGCGCTTCAAGTACCTGCGCGATCAAGCGGCCTTTAAAAAGGCTCTCTATCTGCTCGCTGATAAGGCAGAAGAGCGCATCAAGCGGCCCAAGACCAGCTACCTATTCGGCTTGGTTATCGGCGTGATGCAGGAATGGAACGACGACACATGTTCGCATTGCGAGGGAACTGGCTTACTGGCTCACCCCGGCACTCCGTCGCGGGCGCTCAAATGCACGAAATGCGGCGGCAGTGGGTTGAAGACATACTCCGATTGGGAGCGTTCAAACAACTGCGGCCTCAGCGGCGTCTGGAATGTGGGACATCAGAAGAACTTCGATGCGGTGATGGGCTGTCTCACTGGGGCTGCGGCGGCTACGGGCGGTAAAGTCAGGGAATTGCTCAGGCCCGAACAGGAGATGTTGTAAACCACACAAATTGCGTATATACTATTCCTGAGTCTGTCGAAATCCGATTTAGGAGTAGCGCGCAAAACAAAGCGCGTTAGGCGGATGCCCGAAAGGGTCCCCAATGCCAGCAGATGGGCGTTGTCGTCCCTAAGAATTCTCAAGCCCTGCCAGCTAGCCGCTCGCGGGGCTTTTTTTCTTTCCGCTCTCATGAAATTCCCCGAACCTCTCGAGTCGCGTTTCTACCGCGACCCGATGGAAGTCGTTTCCGCGCGGCAATCCGAGGAAGCGAATCGGGCGAAGCGACAAGCGCAAGAGCGGTCCCAAGCCAAGCGCCCTACTCTAACGCTCAAACCGCGTGCTGAGGGCGAATGGTCGGAGGCTCGCGCGAAGGCGGAAGCATTGCTTGATCTACCGCCGCGGAATCTTGAGGCGTAGCGATTGTTATCAGACTGCTCGCCGGGAGGCGCCAGCAGCAGTCGTTACGACCTGAGGATTGCATGAGCACCGTTTCCGACGCCGAGCGCGAGAAGTTGACATCGTGGACCATGGTCGCGTTCGACGAGGCCGTTCGGGCTGGCTATATCGTTCCTCCCTGGCGCGCGAGTGACGCTATGTGCGAGCGGATGACCGGGTACTACGAAGCTGGCCTGACGCCCGCTGAGGCCGCAGAAGCGGCATTTTCGGTAAGGCACTGAAATGGCGACGCCCAAGAAGAAGGTCGAGGTCGTCGCCGAGCGTACGGAAATCTGCCGAGAATGCCGGTTCGCGGACATCAAGCGGGGCGACGGGCTTCGCTGCTTCCGATTCCCACCTGTCTTTGTCTACGATTATCAGACGGGCACATCATCCGCGCAAAACCCCGAAGTCAACCCCGACCATTGGTGCGGAGAATTCAAGGCACCTCTTAACTCCTGAGCGAATATGATCGATGACAATCTGCGATCTTTCGCGACGCCGAGGATGCTAGAGATAATCGACGCCATCGCCAAGCATGGCTCGGAGAGAAAGGCCGCGAAAGCGCTTGGCCTATCTCGCGGCACCGTTGGAGGTGCAATTGCTAATTTGCGGCGACGGGCCGCGAAGATGGGATATTCGCCATCCCACGACATGAAGCACGTTGTACCCGATGGGTTCAAGGTGCGCGGTGTTTCGACGTATTACGATGTTGACGGAAAGGTTCGCGGACAGTGGGTAAAATCCGCTGAGGACAGAGAGCGGACAGAGCAGATCGTACGCGAGACAATCGCAGCGCTTTCTACGGAGGTTCAGGGGCTCGCGCCACTGGCGAAGCCGCCCGATCAAGCCAACGCTGATTTGTTGGCAGTTTATCCATTCGGCGATCCTCATGTCGGGCTCTACGTTTGGGCCAAAGAGTGTGGCGATGACTTTGACCTGGACATCGGGCGCAAGCTAACGCTCGGCGCGGTCGATCGGCTCGTTTCGAGCGCACCGGCCGCCGCCACGGCGATCTTGCTTCTGCTTGGCGACGTCTTCCATATGGACGACCAGACCAACCAGACGCCAGCCCATCGTCATCAGCTCGATGTCGATTCGCGCTTCGTGAAAGTGCTTCAGGTAGGTATAGAAACCTACCGGCACGCGATCCTGCGGGCGCTTGAGAAGCACAGGCGAGTGATTGTGAAAGCCATTCCGGGCAATCACGATCCACACGCGATTTGGTCCCTCGCCTTTACGCTGGCCGCGTACTTTTCGAATGAGCCGCGCGTCGAGGTGGATCTCGGGCCGGCAAAACACTGGTACTTCCGCTTCGGCAAGGTGCTGATCGGCTCTACGCACGGTGATACGACCAAGCATGAAAAGCTTGGAGGTATTATGGCTGCTGATCGACCGCAAGACTGGGGTGCCACGAAGCATCGCGTCTGGTACACCGGCCACATCCACTCGAAGACAGTAACGGAATTGCCTGGCGTCGTCTGTGAATCATTCCGCACGCTTGCTGCGCAGGATGCTTATGCGGCTGGACACGGTTATCGCGCTGGCCGCGATATGCTGTGTATCGTTCATCATTGTGAGCACGGTGAAATCGAACGCCATCGCGTCGATGTAGGAATGATTGAGACTGCGTAACGAGTATCCCCGCGAGGGGCTTAGCCTAGGCTTCGCCTAGCAAAATCGGCCGCAGAGATAGGGCGGCTGCCGGAACCCGTTACCGGCACGAGCATACCGGGAGCAGAGACCAGGTTAAGAGGATGCGTCGAGCCTTGAACGACGCAAATGGATCAACTGGTGAGCAGTTGCTTTGCGCCGAGTGGCTCTCGAAAGTGAGCCGCCTCACGCATGGCATAGCTCAGAGTCTGAGAGAGCATGGGGCCAAAACCCCAGCGGGCCGGAGTTAGCAGCACCGGCTGCCATGACGTGAGGGTAATTCACTCAGGAGCCGCAATCCTTAACTGCGATGACGGGCGGAGAAAATTAGCGTGCCGCCGCCTGACTGGCGTAACCAGTCTTCTCACTGCTGCCGGTGATGCGTCACAACCCTAAGGGGCGGCAGCCGTGAGGGTGGTAACGCAGGGCGTGGGCCGGATTCCAAATCCGCGCCGGGAGAGGTTCGATTCCTTCGCTGCCCGCCAGGGGAAAGCTCCGGTACGCAGGCCGGCAAGCTGGTTCGAAGCCAGCGCCTTCACGCATGCGTCTCCGCCCCGTCGATTTGGGGTGCTTTCCGCCGATACTAGGATGAGAGGCGCATCCATGAGGGTGACAGCCAAAGCGCGCTTGGCCCATAGCCAAGAAAGCGATTGGCCACTCTCAACCAATCTCCTCCAGGCCTGAATGGCATGGATTGCCCGATTTCGGTCGGGCTGTTTTGGATGGATAGTCCCGTAACTGGTATCGGGGGCGGACTGTAAATCCGTTGTTGCGACCTTCCTGGTTCGAATCCAGGGCCATCCACCAGTTTTCCCGCCGCGGCTCGTCGTAGCCGTGTCTCCCCGCCCGTCCCGCAACGGGGCGTGGCTGCCGCCATGGTGGGCGGCACCAATTCATAGTCCGATATGAGCTATCCGAACGCACAGAACGTTGCTGCTGGCGTCATTCCGGTCTACATCGTGGCGCAGCCTACCGCTGGCCCGTGGCCGAATTCGCAGAGCAACGCCAATGGAGCGATTCCGGTTGTGTTCGTCACCCAGCCGAGCTCCGGTCCGTGGCCGAATGACCAATCAAAGGCTGGTGGCGCAATCCCGGTGCGGGTAGAGAGCGCTCCTGTAGGCAACGGGCCATTCTCGAACGACCAAGGGGTCAACACTGGCGCAATACCGGTCTGGAATGCGACGAGCCTACCCGCGCATGCAGCGCAGTATCCGAACGGCCAGAATGTGGACGAGGGCGCTATTCCGGTTTGGCGGATAAACTGAGAATGGAATTGAATTGGGGCACCGCGCGGATAAAAAGGAATGACTCGCAAGAAAGCCAATCCTGAGTTAGAGCCTTTCGCTAACCGCCCTCGCCCACCAGAATCGTTGTTTGCCGCAGAGAACTGGTTTCGTCGGTTTGTTCCCGCTGATGGTGTTGCCGAGTGGGTAGAGGCTTGCCTTATGCGCGAGGGCTCGCCCCTCCACAACGAAGATCATCAGCATCTCCGCGAGGCAGACATCGCCTATATGTGGGCGAATCAAGAGAACTCGAGACAAATGCGCCGCGTCGTCGGCCAATGTGAGGAAGTCACGTTTCGATGCGGGGCTTGGCAGAAAGGGCGGCAAGAGCAACAGATGGAGGAGTGGTTCGGGCGCGTCCCGGACTACCTCATTACGTTTGACGCCCAGTACGCGCTGGAGTGCTCTGACATCGAGTGGTGCGCTTTGGTCGAGCATGAGCTTTATCACATAGGGCAGAAAGCCAATGAGTTCGGCGCTCCGGCGTTCACCAAAGACGGTGCGCCGAAGCTGGGCATCCGATCGCACGATGTCGAGGAATTCGTTGGCATCGTCAGGCGGTATGGCATCGGAGCGGGCGAAACAGCCAAACTGATAGAGGTATCGCGTCGCGCCCCGGAGATTGGCCAACTCAACATCGCTCAGGCTTGCGGGACGTGCCTGCTTCGCGCGGCTTAACTGATCAAAGGGGACCAGCATGGATACGCAAGATCGGGGAGATCGCGCCACGGAGCTTAATAATTTCGGAATGACCGAGGCGCATCAGTGCTACACGTTCAGAGTGTGCGGCCCTACTCTCGACGGCCGCCTCCACGGATTCATTATGGGCGGCAAGTTCTACCCCTCAGCCTACGATCATGAGACCGATTGCTGGTACTCGACGGTCGCACTGACGAGAAGCGAGCTGGATGTGTTTCACCGGAAGAAACGCTTTGTCGCGTTGAGCAGCGGCAGATTTGAAGACTTTCCGCTACCCCAGTAACGCGGCGCTTAATACCTTTACGATACCTTTACCCAATTTCACAATATGGCAGCACTTAAAGATGACGTTAAGGCGTTCATCGTGCGCGCACTTGCCTGCTTTGATTCCCCCACTGAAGTTTGTCGTCAGGTGAAGGAGGAATTTGGCATCGACGTGACGAAGCAGCAAGTCTCCCTGTATCACCCAGAGCGCCGCGTCGCCCAGGATCTCAGCGAGAAGTGGCGCACGATTTTCTACGAGACGCGCAAGAAGTTTCTTGACGACGTTTCGACCATCCCTATTGCCAATCAGGCGTTTCGGCTTCGAGCGCTCAACCGAATGTATGAGCGCGTCCAAAGCCACGGAAACATGGCGCTCGCCGCTCAACTCATTGAACAGGCCGCGAAGGAATCGGGCGGCGCATTTACCAACCGTCGAGAAATGACCGGTAAGGATGGCGCCCCACTGATTCCGACGAATCCACAAGAAATGACCGATGAACAACTCGCTGCCATCGCCGCAACAGGCAGCGCGCGAGCTGCTGATTAGGCGCAAAGCCAGGGAGAACGTTCTCGACTACGCCAACGCGATTGAGATTCCCGGAAAGCCAGCGAGCGAGGATCCAGATACCGAGTTCTTCGAGCCCATCGAAACAACAATGGCGCAGCACCACCGCCTGATTCTCGAGACGATGGAGCGGATCAGTAAGACGCCGCATGGGCGGGCAATGTTTTTCATGCCGCCTGGCAGTGCGAAGAGTACGTATGCGTCGGTGGTTTTCCCGTCTCGCTATCTTGGAGCGGAAAAGAATCGCAAGGTCATTCTCGCCAGCTACGGCGACGACTTGGCCCGCAAGATGGGGCGCCGTACGCGATCAATCATCAAGCAGAAGCGGTTCAAGGGAATCTACGGCTGCGAACTGACCGCAGAATCAGCCGCCGCACAGGAATTCTCTTTGACGAACGGAAGCGAGTACATCGCGACCGGGATTCTCGGCGGGGTGACTGGCAATCGTGCCAACGGCATCATCATTGATGATCCGGTGAAGGGTCGCGAGCAAGCCGATTCACCCACGATCCGCGACAAAACGTGGGACGCGTACAACGACGATCTGAAAACCCGTCTGATTCCTGGCGGCTGGGTCGTACTCATCCAAACGCGTTGGCATGAAGACGATCTAGCCGGTCGTATTCTCCCTGAAGACTGGAAAGGCGAGTCGGGACCCATTCTTTGTCGCGATGGAAACGTCTGGGAAGTCGTTTGCCTGCAAGCTCGCTGCGAGGTTCAAAACGACCCGCTCGGGCGCAAGATCGGCGAGTACCTATGGCCGCAATGGTTCACTGAAAAGCACTGGGCTCAGTTTCAAAGCAACGTCCGCACATGGGCGTCGCTCTATCAGCAGTTGCCGCGACCGATGGAAGGCACGCTGTTCAAAGTCGAGAACATGTTGGTCGATGGCCAGCCAGTTCCGATGCCGAAACAGTGTGATTACGTTTTTGCGGTGCTCGATTCGGCGCTCAAGGCCGGTGACAAGAACGACGGTACGGCAGTCACGTATTTCGCGCGCAACCGATTCCACGGCCACAAGCTGCTCATTCTCGATTGGGACATCACACAGATTGAGTCTGATTTGATCGCGGAGTGGTTCCCGTCCGTCATGCAGCGTATCGGCGAGCTCGCGCAAACGACTGGTGCTCGATTGGGTGGCATTGGTTCATTCGTCGAGGACAAAGGCAGCGGCATCACGCTCTTGCAGCGCGCGACTCGAAACGGTTGGCCCGCGCAGGCAATCGATAGCAAGTTGACGTCAATGAGCAAAGACGCTCGAGGAACCGGCGTCTCCGACTTCGTGCATCACGGCGATGTCAAGATTTGCGAGCACGCCTACAACAAGATCGTCGAATACAAGGGCCGCGCTCAAAACCATTTTCTGAGCCAATTCTTCGGATATCGACTCGGTATTCCAAACCAATCAGATGACCTGTACGACACAGGCGTCTACGGCATAGCAATCGGACTCGGCGACAGCGACGGGTTGTAACAAACACTCCATGGCAGAAATAACCATCAGCGGTTCGAACGTGGGTTCGGCGCTCTACAACTTGCTGATGGCCGAGGATATAACGCCCGGAGACCAGCCGAGTTACGAGCTTTGCAAGCTGATCTACGTTGCACACCCGTTGGGTGGGAAGATCGTCGATCAGCCGATCAAGATCGCGATGAGCCAGCTGCGCAAGCTCACGGTTCCGGTGATCGCCGAGGATCGAATCGTCGAGGCGTTTCAGAGTAAGTGGGACGAGTTGAATGTCAACTCGAAGATCGCCAACGTTTCTCGCCTTCGAAAAATCTATGGCGCTTCCGCTCTCGTCATGGGCGCGAAGGACATGGATACAGAGTCGCCGATCGATCTGGAGAAGCTTTCGAAGGTCGAGGTGGATCTATACTTCAATGCGCTTGACCCTTTGAACACCGCTGGATCGTTGGTTCTCAACCAAGATCCGAATTCGCCTGACTTTCAGAAGCCCACGATCGTTACGGCCGCCGGTCAGAAGTATCACCCGTCGCGCTGCATCGTCTGCTTCAACGAAGACCCGATCTACATCCAGTACACGAGTTCGGCCTACGGTTACACGGGCCGAAGCGTGTATCAGCGTGCGCTCTACCCGCTGAAGTCGTTCGTCCAGACGATGGTCGCGGACGACATGATTTCGCGCAAGGTCGGCGTTCTCGTCGCGAAGATGAAGCCGGCCGGCTCTATCGCTGATCGAGCGATGGCTGTTCTTTCCGGCATCAAGCGAAACGTCGTCAAGGAAGCGCAGACCAACAATGTCATCAACATCGCCCCCGATGAGGCGATCGAGACGTTGAATCTGATGAACGCCGACGGTGCTATCACGACGGCTCGCAAGAATATCCTCGAGAACATCGCCGCGGCAGTCCCTCAACCCGCCAAGCTGCTCAACTCCGAGTCGTACGCTGAGGGATTCGGAGAAGGCACCGAGGATGCGAAAGAAGTTGTGCGTTATATCGACAACGAGCGCATGACGATGAAGCCACTTTATGACTTCTTCGATCCGATCGTTCAGCGACTGGCGTGGACCGAGGAATTCTTCGCGACGCTGCAGGCGGACATTCCAGAGTACAAGAAGATGTCCTACAAAGAGGCCTTCTACCTCTGGAAGAACGCTTTCGCTGCTGAGTGGCCGTCGCTGCTGGTTGAACCCGAGTCAAAGCTCGTAGAGGTGGAGAAGGTCAAACACGAGGCGATCGTTGCATTCGTGGAAGTGCTGATGCCTCAATCCGACCCGAAGAACAAAGCCCGGATCATTGAATGGGCGGCCAATAACCTCAACGCCTCGAAGCATCTCATCACTAGCCCCCTCGTGCTGGATTACGACGAGTTGGCGAACTATGAACCGCCCCAGCCCATGGCTGAGCCGAAAGAGCCCGAACCCTTTAACTCCCATGTCTGATGGCCGATTCCTTCTACAAGGTCGTGACGGAGGCCGTTCGGTATTTTGAAGAGCACGGATTCACCAGTGCAGAAGTCTTGCAACAGTGGATTGAACGAATCCGTCGAGCCGCGCAGGAAACGTTCACGCCCGAATCGGTTCTCAACGAGGAATTGCAGCGCTCGCTAGGCGGCATCTATAAACGTCTGATCGACGACGGCCAAATCCTGAAAACGCACAATGGCGTCGGAAAATTCACGATCGAACGTCTGAAGCCAAAGCTTCGGGCCGAGTTGGATCGGCGCCTGATGGTATCGCGCAGCCTCATCAAGCTTAATCGTGAGCAGGCAGTCGAGAAGGCGATTCAGCGCATGGTTGGGTGGGCATCGAGCATTCCCGCCGGCGGATCCAAAGCAGTCGAGGTCAAGCAGACCAAAGAGCACATCCGCAAGGCCCTGACGTCGCTTCCGTTCGAAGAGCGGCGATGTGTTATCGACCAATCGGCGAAATTCACCTCGGCATTGAACGAGATCATTGCGGTTGATGGCGGTGCCATCGCGATGCAATGGCACATACGGCATTCTGCCGGGTATCACAACCGGCCCGACCATAAGGAACGCGAGGGGAACATCTACCTTCTTCGCTCGAGCTGGGCGAAAGAGAAAGGTCTCATCAAGCCAGGCCCTGCCGGGTACTACGACGACATCACGAAGGTTGGCGAGGAAGTCTTTTGCTCATGCTGGGCCGAGTGGATTTACGGTCTTCGATACCTCCCCGACGACATGATTACCCAGAAAGGCAAGGATGAACTTGCTGCGGCGCGCGCGAAGATCGCGGCAATGAGAGCATGAAATGCCATTAGAAAAAGGTTCGTCCAACGAGGTTGTCGGACACAATATCGCCGAGCTCCGCGCCGCAGGGCATCCGGAGGACCAAAGCATCGCTATCGCGATGAAGGAGGCGGGCAAGAGCAAATCGGACTCCGACCTCGTTAAGGCCGCCGGTGCGTTGATCGTCGCCGATGGGAATGTTCTGTTCCTGCGCCGCGGCAATGGTGGCGATCATCCTGGCGAATGGGCATTCCCGGGTGGACACGTAGAATCCGATGAAACTCCGGAGCAAGCCGCTCGCCGCGAGACATTCGAGGAAGCTGGATACGAGCCCGAAAAGTTGATCGAACTCGGAACGACGAACGATGGCGCAGTCGAATTCACGACCTTCTATCATGAGTGCCGTCCGTTCGAAGTCAAACTGAGCGATGAAAGCACGGAGTATCTCTGGTCTCCGATCGGCTCATGGCCAGAGCCCCTGCATCCCGGTTGCCGATTCGTTCTAGAGTCCGATGCGTTCAAGGTCATCCGCAAGGCGCACATGACCGAGACGGACGTCGCTCGAGCGATGGTGGCCGGCGAATTCTCTTCGCCGCAGTTCTTTACGAACATGTGGCTGTTCGATATTCGGATCACGGGGACTGGATCGTCGTATCGATCCAAGGACGAGGAATACGTCTATCGGCCGCCTGAGGAATATCTCAACGACGAATTCCTCGCGCGCTGCAACGGACTGCCCGTCATCATCGAGCACCCCGAGAAATGCAACCTGGACTCGGAAGAGTTCAAGAAGCGCATCGTCGGCACGGTGCTCTTGCCCTATATCAAAGGCGATGAAGTCTGGGCGATCGCGCGCATTTACGACAAAACTGCTGCGACGCTCATGTCGCAAGAGCAGTTGTCGACTTCGCCTAACGTCGTCTTTCGCAGCCCCAGCATCACGAATACCACCGCGACCCTCGACGGTGGCCAGGATCTTTTGATCGAGGGAAAACCGAACCTGCTCGACCACATCGCTATCTGCGAGGCTGGCGTGTGGGACAAGGGCGGCCCGCCATCTGGCGTATCCACCACTAACGTTCAGGAACCTGAAATGACCGAAGAAGAGCGTAAGGCCAAGGCGGACGCCGAGGCGAAAGAGAAGGAAGAACTCGAAGCGCGCGCCAAGGCAGACGCCGAGGAAAAGGCTAAAGCTGACGCTGAAGAAGCGAAAGCGAAGGCCGACGCCGAGAAGTACGACAAACTCATGAGCATGTGCGATTCGCTCATGAAGCGCATGGACTCGATGGAAAGCAAGAAGGCCGATGCGATGCCGGCGCAAGAATTGCCGGTGGCTGACCGCAAAGCCGATGCCGAAGACGAAGAGGCCAAGAAGAAGGAAGCCGAGGCCGCCAAGCTGAAAGCCGAAGCCAAGGAAGAAGAAGCCAAGGCCGATGCCGCGAAGCGTGAAAGCGCGTTGCTCGAGCGTCTCGCGACCCTCGAAAAGATGCTCGTGCAGACGGCGCAGCTGACGCCAAAACCCCTCACGGATGCCGATCATACAGCGTTCGCGGATGCCCAAGCGAAGGCCGACAGCGTGTATAGCGCATTCGGCAAGCAGGCCCCGCGCGCGCTTAACGGCGAAGATGTCTTGGCGTATAAAAAGCGTCTCGCTGCCCCGATGAAGTCGCACAGCGCCGCATGGAAGGATGTCGATCTGGGCGCGCTCGACGCATCGGTCTTCGCGATCGCAGAAGCGGCAATCTACGCCGACGCTCAATCGGCGTCCCTGCGTCCTGCCGACAGCGCCGGCCGCGGTGAAATCGCTCGCACCCGTCAACTCTCGACCGGTCATACGATCACGGAGTTCTTCGATAGCCGTCCGTCGTGGATGGACAGCTTCCGGACTCCCCGCATCATGAGCAAGAAGTCCGAGCTTCAAAAAGTCGCAAGCAACTCCCACTAAGCGTATTCGTCGCCAAAGCAAAGCCCGCCACAGCGCGGGCTTTTTCATTTCTGGATAAGGAAACATGGCAATCAACACCCCCTTCTATCCGTACCAGACGACGAATGCCTCGGGCTCGTTTGCGGTACAAAGCGCTGGCTATGTCCAGGGTGTCTACCAAGACGCCCCGGCTCTCCGGTATTCCCTCATGACCGGCACGCTTTCCGCGAGCGCCACTGGCCCGATCTGGGGCGGCATGGCGATCTCGGAAAGCATCGCCCCGGCTACCGGCTATGACCGCACGCAAGGCGGCACGATCGTCGCCGCAACGGCTGTGACGAACATCACGGGCTTCTCGGTGTTCAACAACGCCTATGCGTGGCCTGGTTCGCCGCAAAGCCCGGTACCGATGGCTGGCGCAACCGGCATGACGATCCCGTTCTTCCGCATGGGTTCGGGCATCGAAATCCCCGTCGCGATGGATCCTTCGCTCGTCTCGCTCGATGGTGGTCTTATCACGCAGCAAGTGTCGTGGGACTTCAACAACCAAGTCCTGCAACCGTATGACGCCTCGACGGCTACCTATTCGGTGACGTCGGCAACGTCGAGCTATGCGAACGGCGTCTACACGATTGCGATCGTCATGGCTGCCGCTTCTCCTGTCGCGGCTGTCGGTGACCGCATCAACATCAGTGGCGTGACCGGCACGGGTGCAGCGCTGGTGAATGGCAATCAGATCGTCTCGGCCTTCACGGATAACCAGCACTTCTCGATTCAGATCACTGCAGCTTCGGGTGCGATCGCTACCGGCGCTCTGACGGGCACGATCGTGCTGAATTACGGCACGGGCGCGCTGCCTGTGAAGATCATCGACATCGATGCCGGCAACAGCATGACCGTCATCTACAACCCCACCACTGGTGCGGCTACCTGGAATCGCCAGGGCTATACCGCTCTCATCCAAATCTGAGGTCAAAACATGGCGAATCTCGTACCCGCACAGATTCGGGTCAGCCCGCATTATCTGATCCCCGAACTGCTCCTTCAGTATCAGCAGGCGTCCGGCGCCTTCGATCTCATTGCAACGGGCGATCCGCTCGTTCGTTTGGGCGAAAACGATTTGGCTGTCTACGGCAAGCGCATGGAAGTGCGCACGCAAGTCAACACGGGCCAATTCGTTTCGAACGCTATCCCGAGTTGCACGGTCGTGTACAGCGAATTCAGTACGCCGACGTACATGATCCGTTCGCGCGCCGAATATGATCACCACGACACGGCGGCTCTCGGTCGTGTTGGTGCATCGGCTGTCGAAGCGCATCGTCTGGCCATGCGTCAGGCAACGTTCCAGCAACAGCGGAACCTGCTCCTGTATGGCGCCTATCCTGCGAACGGCGAAGGCCTTGCCAACACGAACGGCGCGACGGCTATCAACCTGCCGGCCGATTCGAACGGCAATACGACCGTCTCGACGTACGACAACGGTCAGTTGGCGTTCTTCCTGCTCCAGCAGATGGGCAACATCAAACGCCGCACGATGCAAATCGGCGTCGGCGTCCGCTTCTCGGTGACGACCACACAGGAAATCCTCGAGCAGATCTCGTATCCGGGCATCGTGCAACTCACGCAGTTCCAACGCACGGGTGCTGGCTCGGAAACGACCCAGGGTCTTGTCGACGATGTGCTCGCGCGCAACGATGACGAAATCACGTGGGGTGCGGATGACACGCTTATCGGTAAAGGCGCGGGTGGTACGGACCTCATCATCATTTCGATGCCGGAAGTGAAGAAGCCTAAGGGTGGCCGCATCAACACCAACGAGTTCGCCGAACTCACGCCCGGTCTCCAAGCCTGCACGATGCAGCTCGTCGACCGTGCCGCACCGACCGAGATCACGGCTCCGTTGCCTGCGGGCGCGGTGGATGTCGTGTCGGAACTGCGTTCGACGTCGGGCTGGGGTGTTCGTCCCGAAGCCCTCACGCTGATCTCCGCAGGGTATTAAAGGTTTGTCCCACTCCTAGGCTCCGGAGCCGAAAGCCCGTACCTGTGCGGGTTGGAGTGGGCATCCATCACAGGACATCACAGGAAAAACCATGGCACTTTACATCGCCAACCTCAGCAAGTTCAATTTCCAGTTGCATTTCTGGACCGAGGGCGTCAACAAGCCTGTCATCGAGCATATCGAGCCGGGAAAGCAGAAGAGCATTTACCCGCAGGGCAATCAGATCGACCATCAACGCATCGTCGATCAGCACAAGCAATACGGGCTCATCCCTGCATCGGAGATTGATCGTCACCCCGGTTTCGTCGGCCAGTGCTATCAATTCGACACGCCGATCCCATTGGATCGTCTGTACACGACGATGCTCAACAACGAGGAAGTTCTTAACGAGCAGGCACTTGAGCGACGCAAAGAAATGGCGGTTGCGTCCGACGATCTGATGCGCCGCACCGCTCAGGAGACCGACACGAAACTCAACAACTTCGAGGTGGAAATCGAGGAAGTCGAGCAAAAGGGTGTCGATCCTCAGATTCACGAAATCATTTCGGTCGGCGAAGAAGCGCAAGAGCCGCGTCGCCGCGGTCGTCCTCGCAAGAGCTAACCTATGTGCACGCCCTGCTTTCCTCCGTTGCCGGGTATGGGCGTGCTCGCCCCCTGGCAGACTCAGACGACGCCCAATGTGGCCGATCTGTACACATTCCTGACGACGGTTGTGGGCATACCAACCGCCGCGCTCCCGTCGAATAGCGCCTATCTACCATGGGCGCTGAGCTGCGCCGAGGAAAAAACGCTGCTCGTGCTGTATGCGATCGGACAGGACTACTACTGTTTCGCGGTCTACTGCCTAGCAACCTCGTTCCTGATCAATTGGTGCCCGGATAACCCGGCGTTGCCGGAACCAAACAATACGTATTTCGCCATTCTTCGTCAGAAGTGGAACCTGACCGGTTTCGTTGGCGGGACGGTGCAATCGTCGGCAGATCAAGCGACGAGCGAATCGCTGTTGGCGCCGGAATTTTTGAAGGGGTTGACGCTGGATCAGTTGCAGGCGCTCAAGGATCCATACGGGCGTCAATGGCTGAGCATGCAACAGTCACTTGGAAACATTTGGGGCCTTAGCTGAGGTAGATCATGGCGGCAAAAGAGTTCGGCGCACCGATGGCGGATGGCGGAGGTAGTTACGCGCCAACGCATGCCGGCCCGACGACGGCGCCACCAAATCGCATCACGCTTCATCTCGGCGTTATCGATCAACCATACCAGCCCTACGAAGCTCCGAAGAAAATCGCACAAGCTAAGAAGGGAAAGAAGAATCGACCAGTCAAACCGACCGGTAGCGGCGCCACAAAGACGACGGGAGAGGTTGCAGAAATTCTCGAGGAAAAGTACGGTGTGCTAGATACGTTCGCCTTTGCGCGTCTGCCCGACATCGCAAAAGCACTCGAGGATTCAATTGCCGGTGAATTGGAAACGCTGATGATGGGCGGTCGTTCCTCTGGCAACCCATTTAAGGGCGCAGAGTCATCGATTACGAACATGATGAAGAAATTCATCTCGTCGCAAGAGATCGAGCACATGGGTATCGAAGGCGTGCCCACACAGGCTGCTTTGAATGGTGTGAATCACCGCCTCAAGCATCCCTATGCAAAGAAGAATCCCGTGCGTCCCTCCTTCATGGATACGACGCTTTACTGGCAGTCCCTCCTAGCCTGGTTTGAGTAATGCCATCAATCGCTGAGTCGATGAATTCGCAAGACCAACTTGCGGATACCCTGGCGGCTGGCGTCAACACGCTTTCGCTCAACCAGCAGATCACTTTTACGCAGTACACCCAGCAGATCGTTTCTCCGGATGCATCTGTCTTCTGGGTTGCGACGGGGATAACAACTACGGCGCAAGGGTCGCTCCATTATGCGACGCATCAAGAGCAGAACGAAGATGAGACGATCGATATCAATCGCATCATCTTCACCTCTCTCTCGCAGGTAGATTCGTTCAACACGATAGCACCGGGCGTCCTTTGGATTGGAACGTTCAACGGCATTCAGTTTTCATTCAATACCCGCGGTTCGTTCTACCAACAAGCGAACCTGTACCACTATGAGGGTAACGCGGTCTATCCGGCCCTTGCCTCGCAGTTGGTCAATAGCGCGGCAGATTTGCCGGTCGGGCCAATCGTATCGAACAGTCTGCCGATCTGGCTCAGCCAAAACAGCATGGCTCCGGTTTATGCCTCGTACTTGGTGCCAGCGAATGTCGTGCCGCCGTACATCGTTGCTCACATCGATCCAGATTTGACGGAAGTGCCGTCGTTTCCGATCTACGCTTGGCCCGGTGCTACGCGAGCGAATTCGGGTGCGTCGCCTTTGCATGATCTACCGAGTTCGCAACTCGCACTCGATCGAGTGCGCTTGACGCTGTACGGATTCACCAACGCGATGGCGATCCAGTACTTCGCATCTTTGGTCGACTACTCGTTGAACACAGACAATTTCGGATTCCGAAACTCTCCCGCGATCAAAGATCACAAGCGCACTCAGTCAGAGCTCAATGTGATCGCCATGAAGAAGACGATTGATATTGAGGCTTGGTATTTCCAATCAACAGCAGATGCGATCGCTCGCCGTCTGATTCTGTCCGCAGGATTCTCGTCGATCTCGGTTCCAGGAAAGTTGGGTAGCACCTTCGTACTTGATCGATCCGCAATCGAGTAATTGATCCAATCGTTCGGCGGATTTCCCGCCAGACATCATCCAGCCCGCCCTAGCGCGGGCTTTTTTTATTTCCGGAGCGTGTCATGCCCCAATCGCCTTTGAATGCAGCAACCGCCGTCAATCCCGCTGGCAAATTCGTTATGAACGTCGTCGACGCGACGGGCAATGAATACGTCGCATCGGGCAAGACGGGCGTCTACAACATCACGGCTGCCACGGCCGTCAAGGCCACCGCAGGACGGCTTGTGCGCATCGTCGTCACCAGCACGATCACCGGAAACCTCACTGCCAATGATGCAGCGACGACTGGCGCCGCCGCTGCATCCAATTTGATCTTCTCGGCTGCAACACCCGCCGCTGGCACGGTCTACGTCCTCGACTGGCCTTGCGCAAACGGAATCGTCGTCACGCCCGGCTCGGCAGGTTCGATCGCCGTCTCGTATATCTAACCGCCGGAGGCCGCCTAAATGGCAACCACCATCACTCCGACGATCGTCACGGTCAATACGACCGTTGTACGCGCGCCCACCGTTAATCAGCTTCAACAGAGCGGCGCAATCGTATCGGCCGGAGGCACCACACTGACGGCGGGAACGTACCAGTATTGCGGCACGTTGTCCCAGCTGCAGGCCATTTTGGCGGCGCCTCTTGCCATCACCAGCATGGTATGGTCGTCCGGGACAGTTACCGTCACGACTACCGCTGCAATTGGCGCATCGACCGGTCAAACATTTGTGACCACGATTGCGGGCGCTGTTCCGGCTGCCTACAACGGCACGTACGTCGCGACTGTCACGGCAGCCAATACTTTCACGTTTGCCTTGACTCCGAATCCCGGCACGGAAACGACGCCAGGAACGTACACGCCTCCCTACTCGGCATTTTTGAACAATGCCGAGACGACGCACTTTGCGCAGGGGAATGCGGTCGGCGTCTATGTGCTCGAGCTGGGTGCGGCGATGACTGCTGCAACGGCTATCACTGCGTTGCAGACGTGGATCACGAACAACAGCACGCCGCAAGTTTTCTATGCGTACTTGGTGCCTGCCTCGTGGGACACGTCATCCGCTGCAGCACTCAATACGATGACGGCAAACTACGAATCGCCGAGCGGACAGACGTATTTCTTTGTGACCACGACGGTTGCAAATCTTCCGACGTATGCCGCCAATAAGGCTGTTTTCGCGGTCGTGCCGAACCCTGCCGCGCCAAGTACGGAACAACAAAGCGCGGCGGCATTCTACGATTGGTTGTCGAATAATCCAGGGTCCGCAAACAAGCTCGCGCCGATGGCATTTCGCTGGCAGTCCGGCGTGACGCCATGGACGCTCGTCGGCAATCAGACGAACATCAATACCGTTCTGACGAACTACGGCAACCTGATCCTCACGGGTGCTGAGGGCGGAGTATCGACTGCGAGCCTGTACAAAGGCACGACGATGGATGGCGAGCAGTCTGCGTGGTGGTATGGCGTGGACTGGTTCCGCATTCAGGTCAAGCAAGCACTCGCCAACGCTGTCTTGAATGGCTCGAACAGCAATCCTCCTCTGCTCTATGACCAGCACGGCATCAACACGCTGCTTTCGATCGCACAGGGCGTCGCAAATTCAGCCGTGCAGTTTGGATGCCTGCTGAGCGCGACGGTTACGGCAGTGCCTTTCTCGACCTACTCAGCGCAGAATCCGAGCGATTACAACAACGGCATTTACAACGGCTTTGCGGCAACGGTGGTTGGTCAGAACGGATTCCTCACGCTGACGTTCAATCTGTCGGCCGTGCAGTTTGTGGGATAAGGGAGAAATAGAAAATGGCAAATCCTTTCCTCGCTGCTGGCCCCTTAAATCGTGTCCGCTGCCATGTGGTTGTACCGTCGACGCCAACGCTGAATATCACGCCGCAGTTCATGGGCAAGTCATTCGCTCGAATCGAATTTGAGGGCGATTGGAATCAGCAGATCGAAGTGGCAACCGGAGTCGTGAACTCGCCGGAGCCTTACGTTATGGCTTCGATCGCCGTGGGTCTGTTGCGGTCTCAAGGCCTCTCGGCTGCGTGGCTTGCGCAGGCGCAGACGATTACAACGCTAGGCGACGTGACGATTTATCCGGATACCTCGGCGTTTCCTGCGATCACGATCAACGACGTCGGTATTCGCTCGATCGAGCCGGGAGCATTCGACGGCACCGATCCGGTTGTGCGTCTCGTGCTCCGAGGCTCATTCAACATTAACGGATCGCTCTGGACTCCGACCTGAGCATCACTTAGCCGCGGCTAGGCTTGCAACCGAACGCCGGCCCCTTACCGGTTGCCGCGGCACCTCCATAAGGCTCAATGAAGGATTGAGATGAAAATTGATGAGAAGCGGAATCTAGTGATTCCTGTCGTGACCGAGAGGGTCACACGAAAGGCCGACGGAAAGGAAGTTTCGGAAGACGTGGTCAAGGTATGGGCCTACCACAGCCCGATCGCGCGTGAATTGTTTGAGACGTACTTTCATCTCTTAGCGGCCACGAAAGCAGCTTTGTATAACAAGGGGGGCAGTTACCTCACTCTGGCCGGCCCCCGCGTCGCGGCATTGACACTGCGCAACGAGGGGAAAAAAGACGCGCAAGCGCGCGGATTGTTCGATGAAGATGGCAACGTGCGAGATGAAGACACGCAGGCCCTCTTCGCCGAGTTGAAGCGCTTGACGATGATCCTCTGCCCTGGGTCGAATGGTTGGGACATGCTTCCCGTCGATACCGCTATCTCAAACGGCAAGATCGACGCTGAAGATTGGGAGGAGGTGGCGTCGTCCATCGTTTTTTTCTCCTGTCACTATGCGATGGCCCGAAAAGCAGATCGCGAGACGACAGCGAAAGCAACGGCTTCTCTGCTCGGTGCGTCGATTACGTCATCGGCGCCTATGGAGTTCGTCGGATCCTCGGGGACCTCGACGCAGGCCGAAGCTACGAAAACGGCAACATTCTTGATTCCATCCTGAATTGGATTTCCAGGGAGGGATTCGTTGAGACGTTCGAGCGATACGATTCCCCCTACCGATCGGCGCTCGAGTACCGTCAGCGCTACTTACTTGAGCACTTGAAGCGATCATGACGGCCAAGAGCATTGTCGATATCGAAATTCGCGACGGGCAATTTCGCGAATTTTATGAGTTGTTCGCGTCGTATCAAGAGCAACTCAAGGATATGCCGGACGACTGGAAGAAAGTCGTCGATGCGATCGATGATGCTGGCGGCGGGATGGATGGCTTCGCCAAGTCGTCTCACTCCTCCAAAGAATTCCTGATGATCGCTGCCATTCAGGCTGACGCGATCACCAAGGCAATGCGCTCGGCAACGGGCGTGCAGGACAAGTTCAATGGCAAGGCCAAGGACGGCGCGATCCAGATGGGTCGCATGGCCAAGTTCTCGAAGGAGATGCACAAAGACATCGCCAAATTGAGTGGTGTGCTACTCAAGATCGGCGCGCTAGGCGGCTCGGCGATGACGATACCGGCTGCTGTCTTTGGCTCGGTCAATGCCTTAGCCGGCCAAAATTTGCAGTCGCGCGGGTTGGGACTTCGCATCGGTCAGACGCAGGCTTTCGGAGCAAATTTCGAGAAGTTTGGTCTCGGAGCGTCGGACCTAGGAAACATCGCCAACGCCCAGGGCGACGTCAGCAAATGGCGAGCCCTAATATCCGCAGGACTCACGCCGCAACAGATTCAGAACGAAGACGCCGAGCAACTGACGTATGACTTCGCTCGAGCGGCCAGCGGTAAATATCGGGAATGGCAGAAGGCCGGCATGCCCGCAGCCTCGATGGCTCAGGCGTATGGTTTTACGGATTTCTTGTCGCTGCAGCAACTCCGCACGGGAGCCAGCTACAGCGATCAAGAATGGATGAAAGCGCAGCAGAAGGAGATCGTGGCCGCACAAAAAGCGGAGGTCGATCAAAACACTGCGGATCAGGCATCCGACGTCAAAGCCGCCCTCAAATCGGATTGGGCGGAAGTGGTCAATACCTTCAACGACCAACTCGCCAAGGCCGCCCCAGAACTGAAAACGATGGGAGACGCCGCAGCGGCGGCGGCGATTAGCCTGTTGAAGGTAGCGGGGCCTGAAGCAAAGAGTCTACTGAACGCGTTGGAAAATCCCGGCGTAGAGCAACCTAACGAAGGGCGCGTTGTTCACGGGCTCAGGATATTCGGAAATCGACTGCGCTCTGCTGCTGGCCTATTCCAGGATAAGGTTGCGCACCTCAGCGGGAGCGGAGCTAACCCGACTGGTATCGGAGCAATGTCCAACTTGCCGCCAGGGTTGCTCGAGGCTCAATCTTTTGTGGAATCCCGTGGAAACCCACGCGCAGTCTCTCCAAAAGGCGCCAAGGGATTGATGCAACTGATGGACGCGACCGCCAAGCAATACGGCGTCACTGATCCGTTCGATCCGGCTCAATCGTTAATGGCTGGCGGTCAATATGACGCGTTTCTACTGAAGCGCTATGGCGGGGACATTCGCAAGGCTCTTGCTGCGTACAACTGGGGAATGGGGCATTTGGACAAGGATGTCGCCACAAACGGTCCAAATTGGAAAGCTCATGCTCCGCGGGAAACCCAGCAATATATCGGCAAGATCATCGCTTTGATGGCTCAACGTCAAGGCGTCAATATCAGCATCACGAACTCGACTGCAGCACGCGTAGCCGTTTCTCAAAACGCAGCGCCTCATTGATATGGCCACTATTTCCGACGCTGCACGGTTCGCCTATGATCTTGCCTTCCAGGTATCGCCGATCATTCTGGTCGACGGGATTGCGTCGAATTCGATTGGCGGGATGTTGCCAATCATCGGACTGACGGGTCAGCTTGCCGCGGCATTCCAGGGGGCCGCATCAAGCGGAAGCCTGAGTGAGGACGATTTCTTTGCTCGGTTCTTGCCGGTGCCGGGTTCGACGCTGGTTAGCCAGCAAGTCGCTACATATCCTTTCGCGAATCAGGCAGTGGCGGCCAATGCGACGATCCAGCAGCCGCTGAATATCTCGCTGCGAATGATCGCTCCCGTGAAGGACACGGCCGGCTATTTGACCAAGCTAGCCATCTTTACGTCGCTGCAAAACTCGTTGGTCGCGCACAATGCGGCGGGCGGCCGCTACCACATCGCTACCCCGGCTTTCATCTTCACGAACTGCCTCATGTTGCAGATGACTGACATCGGAGATGCGTCGAGTCGTCAACAGATGGTGCAGTTTCAGATTGATTTCACGCGCCCGCTTGTAACCGGTGAACAACTGACGCAGACGTATAATTCGCTTATGTCGAAACTGTCGTCGGGCGGCCAAGTCACTCCGCCAACAACGGCTGGCACTTCGTTCTGGTCCAATCCAGCAGTGGCGGTTGGTTCGGCTGCCCAGAATGCGCTGTCGAACATCGGGCAAATCTCCGGCGTAGTCAATCAGTACCTGAGCAGGCCTGCACTATGACGACGCTGATTCAGTTCGCTCCGAACAATTCTTCGTCGCCACCATTCTCTGCACAATTGACGCTGGATGGCACCGCCTACCTCGGCAATGTGGCGTGGAACATCTACGGTCAGCGTTGGTATCTGTCGATTGTGGATCAGTCGGGATCGGTGAAGTGGATCGGTGCGATGGTGGGTTCCCCACTTGGCTATGACATCCATCTGGCGCCCGGTGTTTTCTCGACGTCCACAATCCTGTTCCGAGAAGACACCGGCAACATTGAGGTCAACCCTTGAGGTTTTACGAACTCACGCTTACGCCACAAGGGCAAACGACGCCGATCCGGACATGGGCATCGCATCCAGGCGGAATTCTCGATCCCGGCGCGTTGCAGATCGAATATGATGCCCTAATCGGTCCGTATGGCACCCCGTCCGGGGCATCGACGGTCACGCTCCGCGGCATAGCGCTCCAAGATTTGACGCAGCCGCAACAATTCGCCGGGATGACTCTTGAGCTCAAGGCCGGCATGAAGTCAGGTCTACCGCTGGCCAATCCAGCGCAAGCAGGATCGATTCTTAAAGGGCAAGTCTTTCAGTGCTTTGGCAACTGGGAAGGAGTTGAGCAGACGCTAGATTTCGTCGTCATTCCGGGCATTTACACCATCGACAACCAGGGCGATTTCGTCCTGTATTGGTCCGCCGGTACGCCGCTCTCGACCGCGCTGCAGCAGACCTTCGCGACGGCATACCCTGGTATGCCAGTAGACATGAACATCAGCGGCGATCTGGTCCAGGCATTCGACGATATCCACGTCTGCGGAACGATTGACCAATTGGCGCAGGTCGTCGGTGATATCACCGAAGCCGTGTTTGACAATCGCGTCACGATCGGAATTCAGGCTGGGCGGATCGTCGTATATGACGCTACATACGCCCCTTCGCCAATCCAGTTGGCCATCACTGACTTCGTGGGACAACCGACATGGCTCGCCGTCAACACGATCCAGATCAAAGTGATTGCTCGAGCCGACTTACGCATGGGCGGGATCGTCAAGATGCCACAGGGCTACCAGAATGCGCCCGGATTCGTGACAACGACGGCGAACGCCTATCCGTCGCAGGTCAAGTACCAAACGACGTTTCAAAGCAACCTAATCGTTCAGGAACTAAGGCAGATAGGCAATTTTAGAAACCCAGAAGCCTCGCAATGGGTCACCATCGCAACCTGCCTGTTGAGTCCAAATGGCTGATTACTACGACAAGCTATCGATCCAGAAGAGCTCGAACCAGCTTGCGATCAACCGGGCTCGGCAGACTATCCAGAACACCGGACGGGCTTTGCCGTGTCGGGTCGTCAAGGTTAGTGGCGCGATTGTTACCGTCGCCTTCGAGGTTCAGAGCTACCCTCAATCGCTTCCCAATATCACGATCCCCAAGGCCGAGAGTCCTTGGATTCGAATGCCCACTCAGGTTGGTGATAAGGGCGTCACGATGCCGGCCGACGTGTATCTCGGAGGAGTTTCCGGACTCGGTGGGGGTACCGCGACAGCGGCGCAGCGAGGCAACTTGACGGCGCTTGTATTCGTGCCGATCAGCAACGCGAACTCTGGCCCAATCGATCAAAACGCAGCGCAGGTTCAAGGCCCGAATGGCGCGATCCTCCAGACGACAAGTGGTACGACTTCGTCCGCGGTAGTCAACCAACAAGGCGTAACTCTGACATTCGGCACGGCATCGCTGGTCGTCAATGCCCTGGGCATCACGATGACATTCGGGTCAAAAACGATTGTGCTGAATGGATCGGGTCTAATCATTAATGGCGAGAGCTACGAGAACCATACGCACGGATATTTCCCGGGCGGCGGCACCAAGACACAGACAGACCCGCCGATCAACTAGCGTCGCTTCACTGTTACTCCGAAATCGTATGGATCGAATCGCGGGCAGACGTCGCACATCTTATCAACTCCTTCCGCTTGAATCTGATCGGAGATCGAGGCGGGATGGTCGCGCTGCGATCTAAACCACTTGAGCATGTGAGCGCACGGGAAAACATACGTTCCATATTCCGATTTGACTTCGAAATGGCGGAAGTATGGCGCCACATGATCAAAGTTACGATAGGTCGCCAGTGGATCAGACGGATTATCGATCAGTCGAAAGCAGTGCGCTCGATAGTCTCGAGCAGCGCACGAGTCCGAAAAGCATTTTAAGACCGCCTCAAGGTGGAATGCCGGCTCCATCTCACCGATGATCATCCGTCCTTGCGCATAGAAGTGGGTTCCCTTCCATCCGCGCACGTAATGGATAAGATCTATGGCTTGCGCAGCTCCCTCGGCTGTTGCGAAGAAGCCGCAGACATAAATCTTCATCGTTTCGAGACTGCGCTCGACAAACAGAGGCGCTCTCTTTGCTACATCAAGCGCGCACTGGAAGGCCTCGGACCGGCCTTTCACGAACAACGCGAGCATTAAGTAGTCGCGAGAAATTCGCGATAGATTCTCGTGCGAGAAGAAGCTCGGCGGACGCTCGTCAGACATAGATTAGTGGACTTCAAATGCGTACATGGGCGCGGATCCAAAACGAGGACGGCTCTAAAACTTGGGTCCAGGTGACAACGGACGCCAACGGCTTCAACGACAATTGCTGGCTTACCACGCTAGCGCAGGCGCTGAAGCTGAATCTCGGGGAAAGCCCATTTTACGCCAATCTCGGCATCCCGCAGTACCAGACCATCGTCACACAGGTTTTCCCAGACTTCTACGTCAATCAGATTCAGCAGTATTTCGCGCCCTACTTCGCTTCGCTGACGATCACGCGTCGACAGGGATCGTTCCCGCCGGTCTATGACATCACGGCCGTATGCAACAACGGAGCAATCCTGACGCCGTACGTGGATTCTTCCATCGTCGCGCCGCAGCTTGACAACACATTCATCCTCAACGAGTCGACACTAGCATGATCCGCCGCCTAGCCTTTCTCTTGCTTTTTGCCTGCTCTTCGGCAAATGCTCAGTTCGTTGCCGGACAAATATTGACAGCCGCCCAGCTCAATAGTGCATTCGAAAACGTGCTGCCAATGTCTGGTGGCGCGCTGACTGGACCACTTGTGGTGCCGAGTCTGACCGTGACCGGCCTGACGGCGAATGCGTTCGTCTTCACCAACTCCAGCCAAGCGCTCTCCACGACGGCGGCGCCGACCAACGGTCAAATACTGATCGGTTCGACAGGAACTGCGCCGGTTGCGTCGACACTCACGGGTACGGCGAATCAAATCGCCGTCACTAATGGCGCTGGCAGCATCACCATCGGGCTCCCGTCGACTCTAGCTATCCCAGGAACGATTACTTCCTACAAGGGCGTATCGACGATAGGAAATGGTGCTGCGGTGGAATATGCTGGCGCGGATGCGACAGCCCAGGCTGCGAATATCGGCACTACCACGTTGTATGCCGTGCCCGCCGGCGAAGCCGGTCTCTATCGAGCATCCTGCTATGTGGTACTGACGCAAGCCGCGACGACCTCCTCGACGATGCCGAGTTGCTCGATCGGATGGACCGATGCGAACGCGAATGTCGCCGAGATAAATTCAGTGACGTCTACTGGAACGAATAACACCGCAGGCCAATACGGAACGGGGTCTGTCATTGTGAATGCCGCGGCCGGCACGAACATCACGTATTCGACAAATGGCTACGCCACTTCCGGCGCAACAGCCATGCAGTACGCCATACACATCAAGCTAGAAGCGCTGTAAAAACTTCTGCTCCAGACCATAGCCCGCTTGTAGCGGGATTTTTTATTGCCCGCGCCGAATGGCTATCAATCCTACGTCCATCCCGTTGATCATGACGAGCGCGGGGCCGGTAGCAACTCCGGTGTCGACGCTGTACTCAAACCTGATCAACTACGTCTCAAATCAGGTTCCGGGCTACACGGTTCTACCGGCTGGCCTCATAGATGATGTCTCGGGAACCTCCGTTGGCGCCCTAACCGCGATTGATCAGGCGCGAGTCGACGCCATCAACAGCGTAAGCCCATATGGAGCCAATGCGTTTCTGCTCGCACAGCTGGGCGCTCAGTTTGGGGTGCCGCAGGGTGTTAGTGCGAACGGAAATGTCTATGTGCAATTCACTGGACCGGCGGGATATGTTTTTCAGCCCGGCTTCCTGGTAGGGGATGGCTCCAATCAGTATGCGCTTCAGGATGGAGGAGTCATTCAGTCGAATGGAATGACGCCTTTGCTGTATGCGGTCGCGACCAACAGCGGGACATTCCCCATCCCCGCAAATACGGTCACTAAGCTTGTTACATCTATCCCAAGCGCGTACACCGTCACAGTCACCAATCCGAGTGCTGGATTTCCTGCAACATCCGCCGAAAGCGTTCAGGCATATCGATCGCGTGTACTGCAGGCTGGCCAGGTGTCTTCGATCGGAACTCCGGCATACGTCAAAACATTGATCGAGAAGGTGACCGGAGTTCAGGCTCGCCTAGTTTCGATCAATGCTGTGTCGGGCGGTTGGCAGATCGTATGCGGCGGCGGCGATGCGTATTCAGTGGCTAATGCCATCCTGCAGGGCGTTGGCGACATCGCAACGTTGCAAGGGTCACAACTCGCCATCACAGGCATGACAGCCGCTAATCCAGTAGTCATCACCACAAATCTGAATCACGGATACATAGCGGGGCAAACGGTCACTGTCGCAGGTGCAACGCCAAACGCATACAACCTGACATACACGATCTCCTCTGTCACGGCGACGACGATCACTACCACGACGAATGGCTCTGGATTTGGCGCCTATGTGAGCGGAGCGACGCTCTCACCCAATCCTCGTAACGTATCGGTGTCACTTTTTCAAAATCCGAACACCTATACGATCCCGTTCGTCATACCCCCTCAACAAAACGTCACGGTATCGGTCACATGGCATACAACCATGGCGAATTTCACTGGTGGCACGTCTGTCGCGCAGTTGGCGGCCCCGGCACTGCAAGCGTATCTGAATTCGATTTATGTGGGTCAGCCCATCAATCTTTTGATGATGACGGAAGTTTTCCAGAATGCCGTGTCATCGGTGATTTTGCCGCAGAACATCACGACACTTCAGTTCACCGTGACGGTCAACGGGGTATCTGTTAGCCCGACCGCCGGGACCAGCATTATTCCAAGCGATCCGGAGAGCTTCTTTAACTGCGCCTCGAATGGCGTCACTGTGACGCAGAGCTAGCATGCAGATCGAATCCTTCTCGACCTCTCCCCTGAAGCAGGCGATACCAAGCTATCTTTTTGCCGAATACTCAGACGATGAGAACTTGCAGGCATTCGTCGACGCGTACAACTCGATCACGCAGGGATACGTGTCGTGGTTCAACAACGCGCCGTTAGGATTGTACACGTCACCTTATATCACAGGATCTTTGCTGGACTGGATTGGTAACGGGGTTTATGGGATTGCGCGTCCCGTTCTCGCCTCTACGGCGACACTGAGGCTAGCCGGATATGACGAGAATGCCTACAACACCATCAGTTACAACGGTTTGTATTTCTCGTCAAACCAAACCGCATCAATAGCAAACGACGACATCTACAAGCGCGTCATGACGTGGATTCTGTACCGCGGTGACGGACAGATGTTCACGATCGGTTGGGTGAAAAATAGAATCAATCGATTCCTCAATGGAGCAAATGGGGGAGACTATCCGGTTTTGAATTTCCCTCCATCGGTCACCGTATCGGGCACGACCTTTACAGTAACTTCGTACAACAGCACGGCATACTCAGCGTTGCAACTCTGCTATGCGAATGGCGCACTGACATTCCCATTCCAATACACGCTGAATTTCGTAACAGACAGCTTCATAAATGATGGTGGGGTGCTCTATCTCCCCATTTCTTTGACCTACCCAACTAGCCCAATGGGCCTAGTAGCGGGATCGGCCTGGTGGAATGGCGGAGTGATATCTGTGATACCTGGGCACACTCCTAATCCATCTGCTGCTCCGCTGTATTTTCAGTACACATTTCCTCAGCAACTGCTTTCCATGGGTGGCGGAGATCTTCCGATATCTAATCCTGGGGTCGGTACCGGGCAACTGTGGAACAACGGCGGCGTCGTCTCGATCGCTTAATTATATATGACCATCTTCATTTTCGCGAACAACGTCAACACGACGCTGGCGGGAAACATTTCGACTTCCGCGACGTCCTTGACATTGTCGAGCGCGGCAAACCTGCCGTCGTCCATTCCGTCCGGTCAAGTGCTCGTCATTACGCTTAATGATGCGTCGACACGTCAGAACTACGAGATCATTTATGCGACCTCTATTTCTGGAGCGACATTGAGCGGCTTGCTACGTGGGCAAGAGGGTACCGCCGCCCTGGCTTGGTCCACGGGAGATTTCGCTTTTAGCGCTCCGACGAAGGGCCAGATGGGATCGCTACCGCAACTCGGCGCGACCAACACATTCACAGGAAACAATACGTTCCAGCAACCGGTATCAGTCGGCACCGCACTTCTAGACGCTCATGCTGTGAATCTTGGTCAATTCGGAGGGTATTTCAGTACCGCGAACGGCAGTCAAACCTTCCCGAGCAGTGAAACCCCGAGCGGTCTTTTCATTCTCAAGTACGGGGCTTTCACGACCAACTCATCGGGTGTGGCTACCGCAACCTTCACTCAGCAGTTCCCGAATGGCTGGATCGCCGGGACCGGAATCATAACCAATTCATCGGCTATCGCCGGATGTACGACTCTTAGAAGCCTGACTGTTACCGGAATCGAAATCGATGTGCTCAATACAAACGGGACGCCACTGGCAGGAGCCCCAGTGTTTTGGTTCGCCTTCGGATACTAATCATGAAAATACACGGCCTGCCACAGCCCCTCACAGGGAATGAAATCGTGACGATCTTGCAAGAGCAGAATGGCGAGAAAGCGGAATGCTCCATGCCTCTCTCTATGCTCTCGTCGATCATCGGATCATCCAACTCGACCGCATGGGCATCTGGGTTACCTACTTCGCGCCCTTCAACTGCTGGCGTTGTGTGGAATGACGGTGGCGTGGTTTCAATCTCGTAATTATCCCTTCCTGCTTCGGTTTCTTAGAAATACCCATCTCGCGGAGTACAAATGAAAAAGCTGCTCTTGGCGCTGCTTTGGCTGCCACTGGTCGCGCTCGCCCAGACATATCCATCGCCGACGTTCCAGAATCTCACGGTTCTTGGTACGTCTACGGTCCCGTATTCGCTCACCTTCAATAACCCGAATGCGACGACGGTAGCGGGCAAGCTCAATCAGATCGTCAACTTCACAGACTTCGCTCCGCATTGCGATGGGTCGACGATTGACAATGCGGCATGGTCTAGCGCGATTTCGACAATCGGATCGACGCCAACAACGTTGATTATCTCGTGCCCATCGAAGATCAGCACAGCCATCACGTTTTCGCCTAACACGCAGGTCCAGTTTCAAGCCAACGGAGAGATAATCGGTACGAATGGCACGGAACTAGTCCAGTTCCAGCAACAGATTCTCGCAGGCCGAACGCAGATCTTCGCTAATTTGATGCCTCAGGCCGATGTCGGGATGACCGCTTATCCCGAATGGTTCGGCGGTAGTGTGTCGGCGTCTGACTCTGCGGGTGGCTTCAATACCGCTTATTCCTTCCTGCAAAATGTGCATGGCGTCATCAGTATGGCGCCCGGTACGTACACGTGGCAAAGCACGGTCACGCCTAAAGCCAATGTTGCATTGGTCGGTGCCGGGAAGTTCGCAACGACCGTCAATGTCAGCGGCACGAACGTCAATGGCATCAACGCGACTGGCTCCCTCGGGTCCCCCATTACGGGACTGGCCTTCCGCGATTTCAGTCTCACATCATCGACGGCCGGCACGACGAACGTCGGCATTACGCTGCACTTCACATCGCTCGCGAAAATCATCGATGTCCAGGCGAACAACTTTTTCACTGGCACCGATATGGAATGCGCCACGAACAGCGCATTCGAACGAGCAGGCATGACGTACTCTGCGGCGACAAACGGTTTCACCGGATGGAACATCAATGGCGGTGGCGGTTGCGCAGGAGGCAATGAATCCTCGACGTGGCGCGATACTTACGTCTCGGGCACTGGCTCGTACAGCGGTCCGACCGGGCAGATTGGGTACAAAGCATATGGGGCATATGTCTCAGACTTGTATTTCAGCAACGCTGCGACCGCCGAAACGAACTACGGCTATGAGTTCGATTATTCGACGGCGACGGCCGGTGGTTACGCCGATGTCATCGTCCACAATCCTGTGGTCGACGGTTTCACGCTGCAAGGCATCTTGGTCAATGCTCTGCCCGCGCAGCAGATGTTGACGATCTCCGATGGCTGGATCAATCCGGTTAGCATGCTCGCGGAGACCGATGGTATCTACTGCTCGTCGTGCGTGGGCTCGCTGCAGATTCAAGGAGTACAGATCGGCGGCGAAGCAAACTACGCATACGCTGTCGGTGTAAACTCAGTGAGCAGTTCTAACATAAAGGTGACGAATTCGGCGTTCAACGACAACAAGTACGCCATCAAGGAAACGAACTCGACGGGGAATGTCTACACGGGCAACAGCGTCTACAATACTTCGGCCCACGCTGGTGCGGTTGATTTCTTTCTGACGGGTTCGACCGGCACCGTTATCGCAAACAATACTCTCAGCGGCTACTCGTCGTTTGGCGTGCAAGCTGATGCAACCTCTTCTTCTGTTGCGGCGCTTGGAAACACGATTCAAGGCGGGAACATCACGACGCCGATCCAAAACAGCGGATCGAATCCTATTGGTGGTGGGTACACCGGAACGGGATTGAGTGTACTGGCGACATCGCCAACGCTCACGACGCCTAATCTCGGGATTCCTTCAGCCGTCACGTTGACGAATGCAACTGGATTGCCAATCTCGACGGGTGTGTCGGGGCTAGGAACAGGCGTGGCAACGGCACTGGGAACTGCGGTAACCGGATCCGGCGGGATCGCTTTGGCAACATCTCCCGCATTGGCCGGCACCCCTACCGCCCCGACTGCAACTGCGGGTACCGCTACAACACAGATCGCTACGACAGCCTTCGCCACTTCTTCCCCGACGATCAACACGCCGACGATCAATGGAGTCACGAACGGCGCGACCGCTGGAAGCGGAGTAGTCGGTCAGCCCATCAACAATTCCACCATAGGCACTACGATTACGAGCGGCACGACCGTCAATGCGACTAGCATCCCGGTCCCGGCTGGAGACTGGAATTGTTGGGGTAATGCGACTTTCGTACCGGCGACTTCTGCTGTTGTGGCAAACATCGCAGCAGGACTGACCACCACATCGGCGACATTGCCGGCCAGCCCGAACACGACATACCTGGGAACCACGCTGACGACGGGAGGAAATGGCACAACCACACTCAACCCGACTACGCTCGTTGAAAACGTATCGTCGACGACGACACTGTATCTTGTTGCTGAGGCAGGGAGCGTGACCGGTGCTACGGCTACGGTGAACGGCTACATCACTTGCCGACGGATGCACTAATTGAGGTGGGCGCTCGTTTCATGAGCGCCGATCTCAGCCATCTCCGTGCCGGAACCTCGATGTAACGATGCGAGAGCACGGAGACGATGCTGATTGCCAGCAATGCCACGATAAACCGCGAGCAAGCGTTCACCCATGAATCGTGCGTGTCGGCAAGTGGCGCGCTGAAAGCGAGTTTTTCGACAACGATCAGATGTAGCAGATACATCGAATAACTAGCATCTCCCATGCGCACTGCAAATGGATGCCTCAACCACGCAAATGACTGCGACGTCGCGGACGAAAAGATCAAAACTGAGATCGGAAGCAGCAACCCAAGATGCAGCATGCCGACCGAAACCTCCTCGTTTCTGAGGAAGCCGCGGAACACGAAAAGAGCAATCCAAACGACAGCAAGCGTTGCAAACGGTCGACTCAATTTGATACCGGCCTGATATGCGTGGGCGAGCGCGCAACCAACGATAAATTCGAGCACTCGAGCGTAAGGCGATGTGTACCACAGCCATCCCTGAGTATCGAATTTCGGGGTATGGATCGAGAGCCACCAAAGGCATATCGCGCAGATGATCACAGTGCCAACGCTCGACGCAAGCGCAGGCAAACGACGCACCATGGGGCCGATTACGGGATAGACGGCATAGAAGAATATCTCTGTGCTTATCGACCATGAGACGACGGAGAAATGATATCCGTACGGCAGGAATCGACCATCGCTAAACTGGTATGTCCATGATTGAGTCATCGTGAGCATGCGAAGCGCCATACCATCCATCGGCGGATGATAGAGCGCAAAATCGAGCGCAAGCACCAGCAAGTAGAGCGGATATAGACGGCTGAAACGAGCCACGAAGAATTTCCGCAAACCACCCGGCCGAGCAACGATGTCGACATAGTTGTAGTGGATGATGAATCCACTCAACACGAAGAACAGCGTCATGCCTAAGTAGGCCAACTGATGCATCGCGTCATTCAGCACTGCAAACCGCTCGAATTTAAAGATCACTGGCCACAGATGATCGAGCACGATGACGAAGGCGGCGAAGAATCTCAGGCCGGTTAAAGCGGTTATCTCGGTTTTTTGCATTGGGTGCGTTACCACACGGTCATGTCCTTACGGGCTCGCTCGGCCGAACCTCTTTCCCACGCCTCATATTGCTTCGTCCCTTTCATATACGGGTTAGCAAGCATCTCGTCTTGATTAGACAGACCGGCCTCATAGGCAGATTTGATGGATGGAACCGTCAGATCAACGTCGCTCGATCGAGACGGGAAGATTTTAGAAAAAATGGATCGCAGTGTCATTTTGACCTCCAGTCCGCCGATTTTAACTCATGACGACAACCGGCCGCTCGCTAGGCGGCTTTTTCATTTTCGGGGCCGAATTTGAACCACGACCACGAGCGCATCGGAGCGCTGGAGCAACGCATGTCCAATACCGAGCATCAAGTCGGCGATCTGCGCAGCGAGTTGGCGGCCAATACCGAGGCGACGTTGCGGATCGAGTGCAACACCAAGGAACTCGTCGAGTTGCTAAAGATGGCGAAGACGGGGGTGAATTTCTTCGCCAGCGTCGGTCGGGTGCTTCGAAAACTCGCGGTGTGGTTCGGGCCGTTCATCGCGGTCGCTTCGTTTATCTGGGCAGCCATGCACGGCAAGCTGCCAGGAGGGCATCCGTGAACATCACGCCTCAGATTGTCTCCGCTGGCACCGGAGCGCCGCTGTCGCGCGCGACGCAATGGATCGCGCCATTGCAGACTGCATGCGATCGGTTTGGCATCGATACTCCCCTACGGGTAGCTGCATGGCTTGCCCAGTGCGGTCATGAGAGCGCTGGCCTCGCGCGCACTGCGGAATCGTTCGACTACAGCGTCGCTGCGCTGCCCGTTATGTTCCGGCGCATCACTCCCGCGCTGGCCTCGACGTTGGGGCGACAGCCTGGCGAGCGCACTGTCCCAGTCGAACGACAGGCGCGCATCGCGAATATCGCCTATGCCAACCAGTACGGAAACGGCGACAGCACGACCGGTGACGGCTGGGCATTTCGAGGCGCAGGCCTGATTCAACTCACGTTCCGCGACAACTTCGAAGCGTGCGGGACCGATTTATCGCTTGATCTCGTCGGCGAACCTGATCGTGTTCGCTCCGATCCAGCGCTCGCGGCCCTTACCTCGGCGTGGTTTTGGTCGACGAAAGGCTTGAATGTGCTGGCGGATGCCGGATCGATGGATTCGATCACGAAACGCATCAACCCGGCGATGCTCGGCGCGTCGCACCGGAAGGCGCTGTATGCCACCGCGAAACAAGCGATGGGTATTGCCTGATTCCCGAACCCTCTCACCTCTAGCCGCCTGCGGGCGGTTTTTTCATTTCTGGACCATCCATGACCAGATGCAGCCATAACGTGCCGCTTGAGCATGTTTGCGATAAGTGCATGACCGAGGGGCTCAAGAACGTAACGCAAACCCACGAAGAAAAGGAAACGCTCGCCGTTGATGTTCTTCTGCCCGGCCATGAGCCGCGCACAACGACGTCTATTTTTCGGCGTACGAAGAAGATGCTTGAGGATCGTGAGGGTGGCCGATGCGTCGTCTGTGGTCGAACCGCTGACGAGGCCGGCCCGCTTGAGGCCCATCACCATCCGATCGAACGCAGCCTAGCCAACATGATCGACTGGTCTCGCGTGCGTGCCGATTGTGAAAAAGGCATATGGGGTCCTCATGCGCAAGCCTTCGATTGGTCGACATTCAGCATTGACGACCCGTATAGCTTCGTCGACGACATGACGGTGAACGGAAAGCTTCTCTGTGCTGAACATCATCGCGGTCGCGATTCTGGAATCCATAGCCTGCCATATCCCCTTTGGCTAGCCCAGGTGTACGGCAAGGAGGGATATCAATTCACCCCTTCCGAAATCATCCATCACGAACAGGAGTAAGTATGAACAAACTCTCCCCCGCCCAAACCGGCGCTGCCGGCGCGGTCACTGCAGCGGTACTGTCCGTCCTCGCTGCCATCGTCAAGCACTACCACATCGATCTCGATGGCGACGCACAGGTGTCCATTGCTGTCGGCATCGTGTCAGGCGCTCACTGGCTGGCGCAAACGCTGATGTCGAAGAAGGACGCAGCGCCGGCCGCCCAATGAAAGCCCTGCTCGTCCTTCCGTTTGTCGGAATGCTGGGCGCTTGCGCAGGAACGGCGCACTACACAGTAGAGCCGTTCTATGAGCCGAGCACGCACAAGCTGATCTGCTGCCGCGCCGAAGCATTTTCAGGAAAGGACGTAGCCGCGGTGTCGTTCGACCTCGCCATGCAACCTGGCGGAGCGATCACCGTCCATTTCGTCGAATCCGGTGTAGGCGCCACGGCGCCCATCACTGCACAAGGTCAGGTTACTACCGCTGTGGCTGGCGCGATCTCAAACACGGCCATTTCGACCGCGAAGATCCTCAAGTAGAGATTCGGTCTTTATCCGGAAAAGCTCCCACAGGCCCGGGTGCATGGATCGCTCGCCATACTCCCAGCGCTGCCATCCGCTCGGCGTGGTGTACACGAGAGCAGCGGCGTCGGTCTGTGATAGGCCTGCGGCTTGGCGTGCGGTTCGGATTGCATCCGGTGATGGATTCGACGAGGGGCCGCGCCGGCCCCGGTGGGGATGGTTAGACATTGACTTGTTCGGCCACGATTTCAGACGTCGCGCCACGCTGCGCTTCCATGTCCGATTCGCTCTTGTAGCCAGCGATTTGCGCCGCCTTGTCGCGTGCTTCTTGTGCATCGGCGGCTTCGATAAGTCCGAATTCAGCCAAATTTGCGTAGACATTGAACGTTGTCATTTTTCTTCTCCAGCCCCTGTTCCCGATGCGCGTCGGATTCGTCGAATCCATGGCTGAATTATAGCCACTGGCTGCATTTAATCAAGCAACATTTTACTTAGGACAAACCCCATGAAATCGAAACTCATGCTGCTCGCGGCAGGCATTGTCGCGTCCGTCGCCTTTGCTGGTTGCGCCTCCACCGGTCAATCGAACCAAACGCCTGCCCAACTGCTCGCGACGATCCATTCGCAGGTCAATATCGCATGCACCTCGATTGAGCCATCGCTCACATCGATCAAAGCACTCGAGCCTGGTTTGACCGCGGATCAAGCCGCCGTCGTCGATCAGGTCTACACATACACGAACTCCTTCTGCGCGGCTCACGAAACGGTGAGTGTTGCGAGCATTCAAGCGTTCGCGAACACGGCGATCCCGGCTGGCCTAAAGCTCGTCGATGGCTCGTCGCTGTCGCAGGACAACAAGACGCTCATCGCCATCGGCGCGATTGCTCTGCAAACGGCTCTCAATACCGCTGTCGCTCAGTACAACGCATCGCAACCGGCCGTTGTGGCCCCGGCGTCGAGCGTGCAATGAACGCCCAGGATTTCGCCCTGCTCGCGCAAGAGGCCTATACCGCAGCGCCCGACGTCGGCAAAGCGGATAGCGCCTCGCGCGCGATCGTGCGACAAACGACAGCTGGTCTCGTCGTTGCCTTCCGTGGCTCGGATAACGTCGATAGTTGGGAAACAGATTTCGACATCGAAACCGTCGATGTTCCCGGCGTGGGGAAATTTCACGCGGGATTCTGGCGGGCGTGGCAAGCGATCTCGACCGACGTACTAGCTTCGGTCAATGGGCAGCCTGTCACGTTAGTCGGTCACTCGCTGGGAGCGGCACTCGCGATCGCGGCGGCGCTCGATATGACGATCTCCGGCAATCCTCCTGCCATTGTCTATGGGTTCGAACCGCCGCGAGTTAGCCCGGATATGAGCGCCAGGATAGCGCTCGCCCGGGTCTATGTTCGCCTCTTTCGGAACGGCCTTGATGTTGTCCCTACGCTGCCGCCGGACTGGCGACATGCGGCGGCGCGACTGATCCCGATTGGTAAGCCGGCACTGCCGATTCCCAATGTCATCGACCATCAGATTGGGCGCGTCATTGCGGCGCTGGCACCAGTTACCATCAACTCCGGCGTGCCGGCATAGTCAGGCCGGCCCAGTTTTTCCGTCAAGAACTTGACCGCGCCATTGGTCGGCTGGGATGACGATAGGCGGCATTGGCGCAAGCCTAAGAAATTCGACCGCTCCATCACGCAGTTCCATCGCTCGCTTGGTCTGAATCAATGCAAGTGCTAGGGCGGACTCCTGAATCGACATTCGTCCAGCTTGAACCGCGAGCACGGCGTTTCGACAGGCGGGATCGATGCGCGCCAATTCTTGTATTTCGGCCCAATGATCCACCTTGGGACGATCCTCGGCCTTCATGCTGTCCATCATATGTGCCAGCAACTTTGACGGGAATTCGCTGCTTTTCGATGTCACGCTTCCTCCCTACAAATTCGCCCGCACCGCATTGCGGACGTGGTTCTCGCGAGGCTTTGTATCGTTTGTTGGGATAGTTTTCTCTGGCTTAGTTGGCCATCGCCCAGTTCCACCAAAATACATCGAAGCCCAAATTTCCCACTTAATATCTTCGATGGATCGCGGGTCAAGCCCCATCATTCCTCCTTCCCCGCCGTCGTGACGCATAGATCCAAATCTTAACCCACGGCAAAATCACAAACCCCAGCAACATTAGCCCCACAGTAAAGAACCGAACCATCCCGCCTCCAGCGCTCTCGCGCACATCAATCGCCCGCGTTCTGCGGCGCGTCTTAAACTTTCTCCCACACCAGATCAAGCGGAACAGTCGGGTCCATGTCGATTCGGAATCGTAGCCTCGTCGTCCGGTACGCATCGCCCACGTAGCCATTCAGGCGCCACGTTTCGAAATCTTCGAGGATGGCCTGTTGGATGATGTATGCCGTGCTTCCGTCCAGGCGTTCCACTGCGGCCATTGTGTGAGGCTCGCGTGAGAGATATGCAGCCAGCGCGGCAGCGCGTTCATCGAGCGGCACGGGCATCATGCGAAAGCCGTCGATAATCTGCGCTATCGTCAGTTCGTCCATCCTTCCTCCTAGCCTGCCTCGGCAGCGCGTCAATCAAACTCTATATCCGCCCCGATTTCCCGAATTTTTACGAGCACCCGCTCAATCTCCGCGTTATTCAAAACGAGTCGCGCTGCGCCAAAAAAGAGCATTTGAGGACTCATTTCGCGTGGTGTGACCCCGCCAGTGTACTTGCGCCACTGCTGGCCACCGGCCACGCCGAAAATCTCGGCCATCTGCTCGCCCGTGAGTCCCAGTTCCATTTTTAGCCGCTGGAAATCTTCCGGCTTTGGCGGGGTGTATCGCATATGAAAAAGCCGCCTTTCGGCGGCCCCTGGAGTTATCCGAGAAACTTCGCTACAGCCAGCGCCGCGCCCATCAGCGCGCTCGCCCATACAAAGGGCATCCAGCGCATCTCAAGGTTCATCTTCGCCGTCTCAGCCATCAGCTTGGCGATTTCCGCTTCGGTCTTGATGATGTCCAAGGTCTTTTCCATTGCATCGTCCTTTCGGGTGCGGGCTGCGCGGGGTGCGCTACCTCTGAGAGGTATATTAGCACCAAAGGGGCTAATGTCAAATACTTTTATGGGTCTAGAGAGTTGGACCGCGATCCATCATCCGCCCCAATGCTCGCAATCGCGGCAAGGCCTAGAGGTTCCGTAAGGATTTTTAAGATTTTGGGACATGGCGAAATACTGTATGGAAAAACAGTATATATCGCAGATCACAAAGCGCTATACGGCCGTCCGGCACCGAATTCAACGAGAAAAATACGGGGAGTCTGAAGATTGAATAAGGCGCACCGTTCCGAAATCTCTTCCTGCGTTCCAAATTTCGCTACGTGAAATTCGATCGGTGACGCAAATGATTGAAATTGCTAAGGAATTTGGGGTGGCTGATGGGACTCGAACCCACGACAACAGGAATCACAATCCTGGAGTCAAACGGCACTTTTTCTTTTAAAAACATCGCAGTACGGAAATAATTTCGGAACGAAACAAGGGTATGCGCATACGGTTTCATGGGACTCTCCGGGCATCCGTTCCGAAATTTTCCCATCCTATTCCGTGGCGCTGGCCCTCTTGATGCGGCGCCGATCGTAATGTTTGTGCGTTGTGCTCGGGTTCACGTGCGCTGCGAAATCGTAGGCGTCCGCGGCGCGATTTTCCAGTTTCGTCGTGATCGCGGCGGGCCGGATGTCGCTCATCGAAAAATATTTGGGATGATCCGTCAGCGTCAGTTTTACATTGGCCACTTCCCGTCCGCGCCGCTTGGCCGCCTCGCGTTCTTTCTTGAGATCAAATTCCTTGGCGATGGCCGCATCGCTCGTACCGATGTATGTGTACATGGCATCTTGCCATACCGACGCCCAGCCGCTTTTCGAATACGGCTGTCCTTTGCGGTTCGGGAACAGGAAAACGCTGTCTACCGACCGATCCCGCTTCGCCCTCTCAACCACAACGCGGAGCCTCGTCGACCAGAGCCGAAGCTTTTGCGTCTCGTCCTCGCCCCTCTTTCGCTTCGCGCTGACAACTCTCACACCAGCATCTGAGATGCCAGTCATGTGGAACGGTCGCACCTCCGCAGCCCGAAATCCCGTCAGGTAACAGAACATCGCCGCTAGGCCCATCGTCCGATACGATTGCTGCTGTCGAAGCGCCCAAAGATAAAAGCGCACGACATGCGCGCGCTCGATGACACGCACATCCCTGTCCTTGGTGTTCAACATCATTCCGAAAAATGGGTTTGTCTTGATGATCCCCCATTTGATCAAGTAATTGCACATGGTCTGCATCAGCGCGAGATCCTTGTTCGCCCCGATCGGCGCGCCAGCCTTCGCGCGCGCGTCGAGATACAGGTATCCATGATGCGTTTCGAGCTTCATTGGTGCCATGCGCCCGAAAAACTTGGTCAGGCGCTCGTAAGCGGAATTCCGCACGTACTTGCCGTCTCGGGATTGGTCGCGGAAATGTGTCGGATCAACATCCGTTCTGAATCGATCGATCGCATCCGCAACGGATCCGGCTATTATCTGGCCCGCTTGAATGTCAAGCGCCTTGCGTTTGGCTGATCGTTCAGCCTCGGCAGCCGCAGAGCGATCGCCCTTCGGAGCGGTCGTTAGTGTCTCGGTGCGGCCGTCCGGGTATTTGTACCAGAACGACACCTTTCGCTTGCCCGTTCTCTTGTAAAGACGGTCGATGCCGGTTCCTTCGTTGGTGGCCTCAGGCAAAGGCTTGTAGGTTCGGCGCTGCATCGAATTTTGAGTTCGTTGAGGTCTCATTTACCAACCCAAGTTTGCGATCGCGGTAGGCGCGGGCCACTTTGGGAAGTCCATTCTTGTCGAGCACAAAGCGCCAGTGGTTATCGGTCAACCAATGGGTCATTGCGGCCCTTTGATTCGGCTTGCAGCCGACAAGCTCTGCCAATTCCTGAGCGGAAAGATAGTCGCTCATTATTACACTCCGTAAAAAATAATTGGCGTTGGCCGCGCGGCGGCGGCAAGATTTGGTAGACGGGGTGTCGCAGGGTCTAACACTTGCCTTGCGCGTAGTCCGCGATAATGTCGTAGGCGCCGCGGAGCAGGATTTGGAAACGTCTCAACTCGTCCTTAAGCCCATGGTTATCGCGCACGATTACGGCGAACGCTTCGAGGTGCCCTTCGATCGTTGCTGCGGCTTCGATCAGCCTTTCGGCAGAAGCAGGTGGGGCTTTCTCCGCATCGCGGCGAAGGGAATCGGCAAGCTGGGCGACTTTGATCCTGGCTTCGCATTCGTGAGGATCAGGCTTCGGTGACTTCATCGCCAAACTTGCTGGAGACGTAGGCGCGCATCGCGGCGACGAGCGGGGATTCATTGAACCCGAGCCATCTGAATTCGAGCATCGATCCGTACTCAGTTTCGATGAGGCCGGCCATCCACTCTCCCTTCATCGGCTGCCAAGCAACCGTGATCCGCTCGCGCTCGATGATCGGCCCAGCGTGCGCCCACATTTCAGACGGCGAATAGCGCTCAACGAAGCGGTCTGCGTTCAGTTCCTTGCGTGTTTGAAGCAGTGCTTTGAAGCCTTTGCAGATAATCATGACGGCCCCGCCGTCGTCGGAGTCGAACAGAACCCAGCGCCCTTCGTCGAGCGCACGAATCTGGCAACCAGTCGTCTGCCCGATGCCTTGCTCGATCTCGGCCCGAGCGACCCAATAGTCGAGCAGCGCGCCGCTCAGTTCGGATACTTTCATCCCATCGATCTCCCTATCTCTGCCGCGGCCCGCACAATCACGCGGCGCATCGCTGCGTTCTTTTCTTCACCGCAGGGTTCTTTGAACGTCGACCATCCAGTATCCAGACGATAGAACTGCGCCCAAGCCTCATCGACGTGCGCGCTAATCAATAGCCCAAGTCGATTGCTCAATCGGATGGCCTGCCCGTCGCTTTCCAACGGATTCCAGTACCCCTCCCCTCCATCTTCGGCCTTGTCCCAAATCGCCACCGTCAACCCGTAGCGCAATTCGAGCCATGCGCCGTCCTCGAAGGTCGGTTCTTTGAAGCCATACGCCTTTGCGGCTCGCTCGAGCAATTCTCGGTCGCTCATGACACCTTCTCCTTTTGCTCAGCCGCCGCAATAGTCGCCCTAGCCTCGTCGACCGCTTTGCCCCAATGCTCGACGATCTGCTTGGCGCTAACGAGCTCGCATTCCGGGCAAGCCTCAGCCCACAATTTCCCGTGCGAGCAACGGTCTCCAATGATGAACGTCATTTCCTCGCCTCCAGCCAATCGTTTAGCTGCCGCACATATTCCTCGTGCGTCGGCCCTTCCGAGACTGTCAACCAATGTTCGTATCCCGAGTCGTATCCACCGCTAACCGAGTGCGACGAAAGCTGTGATCGGTCCGCGAGCAGGGAAAGATTCATCAACGCGGTTGCAAGTGCCTCCATGTTGTCTGCGCCGATCTCGATGCGGAATTGGACGGCGCGTTTCGGGGCATAGATGCCTGTGCGCTTATCGGGATCGCCAAAGTGATCTTGCTCAAGCGCTGCGTAGTCGGTCATGAAATCCTCCTGAAGCCCAGAACCCAAACAAACGGATTGGCATTCCATGATCCGGCTCCGTTGATGCTCTCCCACAGTTCAGAATACCAAGCCATGGAGTCAAGCCCGTTATCGTCCGTGAAACCGGGCCAGCCTTCCGCCTCGGCGTCGGCATCGGTGATGTCGTTCAAACGCTCAATTCGCACGTCGGTAATTTCGAGCGTGATACGAGATGCCCAGCGAAACATATGAATCGCAGGAATTTTGCGCCTCCACCATCGCGAAAGCCGATCGCTATAGGTGTTCTCGCCGTCATACTCGAAAGAATCCGGGGCATCGCGCAAACTATAGACTTCGCCCTCTCGTTGCGGTGGTTGCTCGGGCGTCTTTACGTATCCGCCTGGTTTTATGGCGCGCTTCTCTCCGTCAGCGGTATATGTGACGTAGAGTTCGTCATAAACCAGTTCGCCTCCCGGTGGGTGCTTGCCGTCGATCAGGCCACCTATCCATGTCCATGTCTCCCGCACCCACAGATGATCTCCAGTACAGCCGAATGGGCTCAGACCATTCTCAGGCTTAGAGACGAATTCGGGCGTGAACATGCCGGGCTGTAGCCATTCCAATGCGGCGCGGCGCACGACGCGCCGCGTCTGCGTCTTTCGGCCGTCGAGGATCGCTCTCACCATCGGCGACGAAAAGAGTATCGGCCTCTCCTTCACCTTCCCCTCCCCATCATAGCCAACTGCATCCTCGTTCGAAACTGAGAGTCGTAACCACGCATCGTGGATTTCAGGTCGGGTGGATATGGCGCTCCAGCGATGGTCGTGTTTAAGTCGATCGGCGTGCGCTTGATGACTTTCGAATATGCGAACGTACGGTCATCATTGCGAATGCGCTCGACATCTCCTGCTCGCACCATGCGCGCCAAGAGGTCTTGCATGTACTGCTTCGGCACCTTGAATGATTTCGCGAGGTCGGGAGAGGTGTAGAGTTTGTCGGCCGACATGCGCTCTAGCACTTGATCTGGCGATGCGTGCGGGAATTTTAGGGGCGTCATTTCCCTTCCTTCGATCCGGCCTGAGCGGCGATAGCGGCATCAACCGTCAATGCAAGATCGCCCCATACCTTCAAATCTTCATCAATCTGAATGAGAAGAACTGGCACCCCTCCTTGACCATCTTCGGCATGTCCCCACTCGAAGTCCGCGCCAATGAATCGGTCTTCCATGTACTTCCATCGCCCCTCTAGCCTCTGCAACTCCGCGCACTTAGCCTCTAGCGCTTGGATGCGCTCGGCTTGGTCGGTGATGCGCTCAACCAATCGCTCCCTGTTGGCTTCATCGGAAATGGCTTGCAGTGCCATCTTTTGCAGGCGATTAGCTTGGGATCGCAGGGCGTCGGCGGCTTCGTCGCAGGCCGGATGGTATGACGTGGCAACGTCGCGAAGTCGATGGATCAGGTCGTCTATATCGGCGGTCATGATTGCTCCTTCGAGGCTTCGATTTTCACGATTTGCGTCCTGTGGGTCTTCGCGCAATCCTCGCAGATGACCGCCCAATCGCCGAGATAGCCCAGACGAGCCCCATACTTGTGATTCATTTCCGGGTCGGAGTTCTGCTCGGCTCCAGCGATGCGAAAAGGCGGCGTATCGCGATATTCGCTGGGCTCAAACTCATAGGAAAGATCGGCGTCGTAGAAGGCCTTTCTATCGCATACATCGCATAGTCGGTAGTCTGAAAGTGCCATCATTCCCCCTTAGCCGACGCGCGGGCTAGCAGGGCCCGAGCATCCCTTATCCAATCCTTCGCAACCAGCTCGTCTGAAATGCAGATACGTTCAGCAGCAAGCTTGATCGCAAGCTCAAGTCCGTTCGCAAGCTTGGCGAGCAGGCTTCGGTATTCGTCCGTCAACTCCCCCCGCTTGCTCTCGGCTGGCTGCGAAACCCATTCACAGCAGCCTGCACGCACTTGCGGCAAATCACCGCCGCACACGCAGTTTTCACCCTGCTTGCAGTAGCCAACGACTTTCTGCTTCGCCTTCGCCCCGTTATCGCCGATGGGGGCGGCGCGATCAGGGTGCAATCTGGCGCGCAAGTGGGTAGCGGCCTCGTCCGGGGTCTTCGGCCAGATCGTGCATAAGCCTGTCACGGCACTACGCCAGCTATCTCGCTCCACGATTGCGCGCAGCAACGGATCGCCCAAATGGCGTTTTTGCCATTCCGGATCACCACAACCAAGTGTCATCGCCTCCTGCCCTGTCGCACCGACAGACTCAATCGCCGCCATTACTTTAAGTACCTGCGCCGGATCGCCGAAGATCGTCACGCCTTCGTGCTTGCGGATGGCATGGCTGGGCAGCACGCGTAACGTCGCTTCATCAGCACCGGCAGACTGGCGGGCGGCTTGCCACATGAGCCAACCGTCTTGAACTCGCGTGTTTGCATATGCGTCGGGGTTGAACCCGCTGCGCTTAAAAGCCGTTGCGCTGTGAAGCGGGTATTCCTTGCGCCATGCAGCTTCAAAGTGGTCGCGAACGTTCATTTGGTCTGCCTCCTTGCGACCATCGCAGCGAAGTCGTATGCCTTTTGATGCATGCGCTGCATCATTTTCTGAAAATCACTCATCGCTTTCCCCTTTCGCAGCGGCGCGGTCGATGCGCTCGACATCCCACTCAACTGACTGGCGCTCGTCCGTATTTTCGACGGCAATGATCTTGACGCGAACATCGGGAAGTCGAGCAGCACATTCGAACGTGAGGACTTGGCCCGGCGCAAGTCCGTCCTCGTGAAGCGCTCCGTCTACCGCATCGTCCAGTGAGTGATAGAACTGCTCGGTGTCGTGCTTCGGCCAAACCATGTCCGGCTCAAACCGAGCTGCACCGTCGAGAGGAGCCGCCTCGCTCATCGTCGGGGCAGTGGCGGTGCCATCCCACGTATCTGCTTTCCCACGAGTCGCGATTGCAGCAACCCCAGTCGTCGCTACATCGGCAGGTCGCCAAATCGTTCCGCAGGCATGGCACAGGTGCGAGCGATGCGGCGGGTTCTCCCACGCTACGTGGCTATCGCTATCGTCTGCATCACCGAATGCGACTTCCGGCGCGTCAATGTGCTGCGTACCGCACTTCGGACAAAACAGCAGCATCGGAATAGGCTCCTCACCAGGCTCCGTCGGGGCAGTGGCGAGGGCGGATCGAAGCATCTCGTCAATCTCGAACTTCAAATCGACGGAGCGCTTTACTGCGCTTTCGTTGGCGGCGTAATTGTTCGCCTGGCGCGAGCGCCCGATGTTATCGCGCACGCGGCCGTATTCCTCGATCTTTGCCATCAGTTCAGCGTGAACATCCAGCCCCTCAGCAGGCGCAGCGCTGGCTGCTCGGCGGTTCTCTACGGCTGCGATGGTGGCGAGCCTTCTGCGGAAGTAGGCAATCGCATCTTCAATGCCCGCTAGATTTCCGCTCTCAAGATCGTCAATGACGCCTTGGATCGCTTTGAGATAGTCACTCATGACCGTCTCCTTTGGCGGCGGCCAGGATGGCGCGGGCGAACATCACGGCGCGTTTTTCGCCAAATTTCCAATACCCATCGCGATTCACCATCGCGAATTGATTGAGTAGCTTGAGAATTTCGCCATCGCTCAGCCCGCGCGCCGCTTGCTGCTCGCTGGCGGGTTGCGCGTCGCCGTCAGTGGCATACAGGTCGGCCAGATTCTCGTTCAAGACGCGCGAGAATTCTGGATCGAGCGGACGCTGACTGTCGGCCAGTTTTTGCATAGGGATGGCGGGTTGCGGGGCGGCGTAGACGATGCGCGTTTCGTAAAACCTGGGTTCGGCAACGCAGGCCAAATACGTCGCCTCTTGCACGTCATCCCACCTTTGTTCTTCATCCGAGTGCTGGCGAGCTTGATATATCGGCTCCCCTGCCGCCGCCTCGGATGCGCGGGCGAGTGCGGCTCGGAATATTTCGCCTTCTACCGGTGTCGTTGGCTCCTCGAATCCCTGCCCCCCACCGCAGAGCGCGGCCCTTGCAATGCTGCCATCTTCGATCATGGTGCAATCGTCGTCACGCTCGCTGAACAGCCAGTTCTGAGGCTCTCCGCTTACCGTATCGAATTGCTGATGATCCGAATCGATGTTGTAGTGGTGGCCATGCGCATAGAATCGTAGGGCGTCGAGAACACTTTGCGGCAATTCGTGCTCGTCCCGCGCACCCGCCTCGACGGCCAGTTGCTGAGGCCATTGAAAAGTGTCGACAGGAAGCGGCGAGTGCTTCGGTTTAGACGCTTGCTTAGCCCGGATCCGGATGACCATGTCGGGCCGATTGATACGCGCGAGCTCGGTTTCGCCGGCCGCGTGCATGTCGAGCCCGTTCGCGAGGCAAAGCGCTGCGAGCGTCACCATGACGCCACCGACCTCCTGGTTCGGCTCGCCCACCGGCCTCGACCAGGTGTAATCGACGAGCTGGTGCGCTTCGCTGGCCGTCATCCCGCAGGACTGGACGAGTTCGGCCGCCTCCTCGAAAAAGCGGTGATTGCGCTCCACGCGGTCGGCTGCGATCTCTACGCCGAAACATTCCAGCATCCATGGCTGCACGCGTGCTTGGAACGTCGCGGTACCGTGCGTGCCATCGGCAGTTCCTCCCGCACGGCGCAGCGACTCAATCTCATGCGCACAATCGTGAAGGCGGCAGAGCAACTCATGTGAGCTTTCATTCGGGCTCGAATCCGCGATGCGGTTCAAAATGTCTTTCATGTCATACCCCTTTCGTTAGCGAATACGCCGAGCGCCGATACGTCTTCTTGAATCCGTGGTCAACGACGTGCCCGCGGTCACGCGCGATGTTGGCGAGGCGCGCGCGATCGTGATGACTTGCGGGCGCTTGGCGCAGCAATCCGAAGTAGCTGTTCGCCATTACATGAACGTCGGCCGTTGGGGCCGCCGCGACTCGGCGAAGCGCCTCGTTGACGGTGCGTCGGCGCGTCGACCGACACCACGGCTTGATGACGTGGCCAACGAAATCGACGCCGCGGTCGATCGGCTGAAGGATCGTCTTCCGTGGATTGATCTGGACGTCGAGCCGTTCTGGCAGGAAGTGGGTTACGTCAGCCAGTATTTCGTTCAGCCTCGCCGACGATTCATGCAAGAACAGAAAGTCGTCGACATACCGGATGTAGTGGCGCGCGCCGAGAACATGCTTTGCACGCCGGTCCAATACGTCGAGGTAGACGTTCGCGAAGAACTGGCTCGACAGGTTGCCAATTGGCAACCCGAGATGCGCCTCTTGCTCAAGCAATCGCTTGTGCTGAGGAACGAGTTGCATCATCGCCGGATCGCCGCGGTATTCGAAGTCGGTTCGCGGATCGTGCATCAGCACGAGATCGGTCAGCTCGCGCCAAAACGGCTCCGAGATCTTCGCGAACAACAACTCGCGCAGGATGCGCTTGTCGATGCTTACGAAGAAGTTCGCGAGATCGCACTTCAGGTAGTACGCCGGCCGCGTCCAGTTCTGCGTGATGGAGCGGATCTTTGCCTCGAGGCGCACGGCCGCGTACAACGTCCCACGCCCCTTGATGCAGGCGCAGGAGTCGACGATGAACGACCGCTCGAAACGCGGGCCGATGTGGTTGTAAAGCAGGTGATGCACGACTCGATCGCGAAACTCGGCCGCCCATACTTCCCGCGGCTTCGGTCGCGTGATAACGAAGCACAGCGAGCGGCCGGGGCGGTAACTGCCATCGGACAACTCGTCGTGCAGGCGGCGCAGATTGCGCTCGAGATCGATCTCGAACGAAAGCGCCGCATTGCTGTTTCGTTTCGTGCGCCGACAGTCGAGATACGCTTCGACCAGATCGACGAACGAAAATGGCCCTCGATCTGCGGACGGCCCGGGCGCGCAACCTGTTGTTCTGTTGGTTGTTGTTCTGGTTGCCGTTGTTGAAGTTCTGATACCAAGCCCAGCCGTATGTATCGTGCTATCTACGTCGCTCGACCGATCACTCAGCCGAGAAACTGCGCTGGACCTATCCGCGCGCCGGCGGTCGGTTTCCTCATTGCGCATGGCGGTGGCCTTTTGAGCCAGCGGCACGACCAGATTGAATGATCGCTCAGTCATGGCGGCCTTGACCTCCACGATGCGGGCGATATGCGGCATTCTTCCATCCGTTGGCCTGCTTCCCAATGCTCGTCGTGATCTCGACCGCCTTGGCGTATCCCTTCGGCGAGATCAGATGCTTGTCCATGCTCAAACGCAGAAGCAGGTCGATCACCTGCTGCCGCTCGAGCAAGTCGCCCAGATACGGCGACTTGTCCGAGGCTACGTTCGCGCGAAACACCAGCACCATAATCTCGATGCACTCGGTGCTGATCTTCTCGCCAATCGTGCGCTTCAGATCGCGTGGCATATTCTTCACGAGATCGGTTACGACATCGAGCAGAGCGTAGGCCGCTCGATATATCGGGAGTTGGGTATGCAAGGCCACGATGGTTTTAAATGGTCAAATTACTGAAGGGATAAATCTGCGGACGGCCCGGGCGCGCAACCTGCTGCTCTGAGGGTGGTAGAGCTGGGTGCCGTCGCTGAAGTACTGAGACCAAGCCCAGCCGGCCGACGAGTGTTCCTCTCCCGACCAGTAATAGGCCGACTCGAATTCGCCTTTGAGATTGGCAAACAGGAGCGATTGCCCTCGCCGTGTCGGAAGTTCTCCACCGTGCTCGGATGCCCACGCCTTCGCCTCATTCCAGTCGAGATCGGCGGCGGTGCCCGGCAGCAAAATGAGGTAGTGGCTCAGCGTACCGTCGTCGTTGAGAACGGGCCCTGCGAAGCGCTCGCCAGCCGCGAGGGGAATCGTTGCTGCGTCGATTCGGTACTCGGTCGACTTCGGCTGTTTCTTGAATTCTTCGATCAAAGCACCGATGCGCGAATGCTCTGCTTCGATATGCTCAAGCGTGATCGGCATTGCAATCCTCGTTTGAAAATGGATGAATGGTTAAATGGTCAATCTGCGGACGGCCCGGGCGCGCAACCTGTAGCTCTGTAGGCTGCCGTCCTGGCCGCCGCGGTAGAAGGTCTGAAACCAAGCCCAGCCGTCATAGCCAGGATCGGTGTCCGGTGTGTTCGACCAATAGGCATCGGCTTGGAACTGCTCGCGATGCTTCTCATAGGCAATGACGAGCTCGGCGCGAGTGAGAATATCTCCGCCGATGCTCTTGGCCCATTCCATCTGCTCTTGCCACGTCGCATCGTCGTTGTCGCCAGGAAGTAGGATCGTGTGCGAGACGTCGCCATTTGCGGTGACGAAACCACAGAGATAGGTCTCGCCTTCAGCGAGCGGAGGAATCTGAACTTGTTGCATGATTTTTCCTATAAGAAAAAGGCCGCACGTACTGGCCAGCCCAAGAACCGCGCATAGAGGCGCGGGAGGTTATGCTGCTTGATGCTCAGCAATGGACTTCGGCACCTCATCCTTCTCGATCGTCTTTTTGAATCCGATGCCAGCCGCGACGTGAAAGATGACAATTCCTTCGGGCCTCATGAATCCGGGCACAGAATGACTGCCTAGCGTTTCTAAGCCGTGCAGTATGAAATCGACGTCTAGGTCCGAGAAATTGCCGCGCCAGAGTGTCGGGACAACATGGCAGCACGCGGGCCGTGCCTCGGGGGCATCCCAGCGCGAAACATTGAATAGGGCAAACCGTTTTTCCTCCAGGCCGTAATTGCGCTGTATGCCAGAGCCGAACCATTCGCCGAAGTGACGGCCAGTGCCGAGACGCATCAATTCCTCTGCGTGTTCGACAGCCCATCGTGCAAATCCGGCGTTGTCGTCTGCCGGTGTGATGAATCGCGTGCGAGACTGCGCGAACATATCGAAGCCGCCGACTGTAGCGATAGCGCCAGAACCAGGATTTGCTGGCTCAATCACGACAGCCGCATTGGTGCCATCGATCTTCTCGGTGACGATCACTTCGCGCGAATAACGCGCCATCTTCGGGAATTCCTGAAACATATGTTTTCCTCAATTGTTTAGTTTCCTAACTGCCTCGCAAACCTCGACAACCCGCTGGCATTCCTCGACGCTCATATATCCGATATGGGTGAGCTTGAACGGGATTCCGAGTTGTTCGGATAGCCACCTGTATCCTGCTCGTCGCGCTTGACCTTTCGAGCACCCATCGCGGCGAATCTTTGCCTGCCAGAGTGGATCGAATGCGGCGTGCGCCTTCATCTTCCACTCACGTAATTCGGCATTGGCTAGGCCGCCAAGGGGCTTTGTCGTGCCTTGGTGACAACCGACGTGGGCGGCGCAGGGTATGCACACGTACATCGGGCCGTAATCGCGCTGGTAGGAATAGCCAACATCACCAAAACGAGCGAGCTTCGCCGGTTGCAGGCAGTAGCGGGCATTTCTTGATCTTGTCCATGTGTAGGGGCTCTACCGCCGATGCGAGATCCGTACGCAGAGGGGAGCTGCGCTTCATCGCATCGGCGGCTTTGCCCGTTCGGTTTAGGCGGCTTGTTTTTGCAATGCCGCTTGAATATGAGCGATCAACGCCTCGCAGATCAACGGGAGCGAATCTTCGTGATAGAGCTTCGCGTTTTTGTCGGTGCCAGCGTGCGGGAATCCCAGCGCCGCGAGTCCATCTGCAGTCAGGGTGATCGGCGCGAGCCGTTCGTTGATCTGGCCCAAGCGAAGCGTCGGGGCGCTCGTCGGGGCGACGCGTTGCGCTGGGCGCGCGATCTGTGGGATATTCGGCGCACGCTGCGGCGGATCGAGTGGATCGACCGGCTTCGATGATTCCTGAGCCGCTTGCACTGCCACTTGCGCAATCTTTTCCGCTTCCGCCTGCTTGTGCTCGGCGACGCGCGTGTTCACGATCAGTTGGAAGTCATCCATCGGCTTCTGGATGATTTGCTGCAGGTCGCGGAATAGGAACGAATATCCCACCTTGACAGCCTCGTACCAATCCAGCTTTGCGCGCAAATCCCGGGCCGCAGCGTCGGCCGCGATCTTCGCATTCGCCAATGCCGTATCGAGCGCGTTGTGAAGGCTGGCGATCGTTTTCAAGCTCTTGATCGCACCCGCGAAGTCGGGGGTCACCACAGCGATACTGACATCGCCCAGTGCATTGTTGATCGCTTCGACATGCTCGGCGTACTTCTGGCGGCGTTCGGCGACCGCGGCTTCCTTGATCTGCTTCTTGCGCGCTTCAACAAGCTTTTCCTTGGCAAGGCGCGTCTGCCGCGCCTGTTCACGGAGGTCAGAGACCATACGGCGCATCGTCTCGACATCGGAGATGCTAGCCAAAGCAGTGTCCTCGGCTGCTGTCAGGCAGTCCTCTGCATCCTTGAGCTTCTTGCAGGCTGCATCTGTGTCGGCGAAGTCCTGGTCAGTCTCCGGCTTCTCCGGAATCCGATCAATGAAAGCCTTCAATGCAGCGCCGAACAGGTCTAGATTTGACTTGACCGCAATACTTCCACTCACTTGCGCGAACGGCACCGGAAGACTCTCTTGCGGCGACGCAACGGGCTTTTCGGAAATTTCCTGCGGTACATACTCGGCAAGATCCTTGCGGAATTGGTCCCAGCCATCCATGAGGCTGTCAAACCAAACCTGATTCGGCTTGATTTCGAGGCTGACCATGTTTTCGTCTGTTCCATCTGAGCACGTAAAGATCAGACGGTCCGCGCCCGTTACCATCAGCACCTGTTGAGCCTGAGGTATGTGTTCCTCGGGCAGCACGCCAGCGGTCAGCGAGTCGAACAGTTCCTGATTGAACTGCTTGTGCTCCCACGCCGTGCGCTCGTCCATCGTCAACCCGTCACAAGATGCCGAGATATGGCCGATAGACATGGTGACGGGATACAAATCCTCGCCGAGCTGCATTTCGATGTAGGGTCGGGCGCTTGCTTCGAGACGATGGCCTTCATCAAGGATATTTTCTTGCACCCAATCGCTGAATTCCTTCGCCGTGCCGGTGTGCTTCATGCGCAGCAACTCGTTGCGCTTGACCTTCTTCGAGATTCCCAACATTGCAGCCGCCTCGCTGGCCCCATAGTGTGTGAGGCGGAATTGAGCCCACTCGTCTGAGCCCTGTAAAAGGTCGTGCGTGACGCGTTCAGTCATTTTCGTGGCCCCAACTATCTATGGTGTTCTGTTGATCAACCGTGAGGCGTGCCCCTTTGGATTCGATGAACTGAATCATTCCCGCCGTCGTCTTGCGACCGGACTTCACCATTTCGCGCCATGTATCTTTGTTAGCGTCGAATTTCTTCTGGTCGTAAAAATGCGGCTCAGCAGGCTTGTTGGTAGCGCGCGCATTTGTCGGCGAGACCCCTTGATCACCTGGTTGATCATCAGCGCCCCCAGCACCATCGTTGTCCTCGTTCTTGGTGGACATTCCAAGGCACGCGAGCAAGCTGTACCGCTCCAAATACGTTACGGTGCTACCGGCCTGTTGCATGATGTTTTTCTTGCCGCTCGCATCGGGCGGACCCTCCATGCTGACCTTCTTAGAATGGCCGTCAATGTGAGTCACGATGCAGTCAACGACGATCTTTCCGGGTTCCTGGCGGATGTCCCAGTCATATGTCAGCCCGTGGCGGGCCATGCAAGGCCCGACAACATCGGTAACGTCCGAAAGCTCGGCGTGTTTATAACCGACAAAATCTCCATCGCGAGTGTTGTATCCAACCTCTTTGCGCTTGAAAATCGGCGGGCATTCCGCCTTGAATGCAGCCATTGCGCGCCTAAACGACTTCTTCGCTTCGTTGGCCTCCCATTCCTGCTGCATCTTCATCAAACGCTCGAGACGGTCCAGATCTGCGCCGCTCTGAATGGCGAAGCGCAGCAAGTCAACCGGCGTCGTAAGGGATGCACTTGCCTGCTGTTGGGTAACAGCCGATTGCTGCCGGATTGCTGGGGGATTTGCTGCTAGCGGTTCGGCGACATCAACATCCGTGACGTCCGTCATAGTCGCGGTACTCATGCTTGCTCCGTCTGATGCGCCGGTTCGATTCGGACATATGGATACTTGTCTGAGAGCGGCTTGATGTGCTTGTAGAAATGGCTCCCGATCGATTCCGCCGTGCTGAACGCAGTCCAATCCTCGTCGGTCACATTTGAGTAGTGATAGAGTGAACCGGGCTTGCCGCCCTTTCCTTTGAACTGGATCGCGAGAGTCTGCGTATCAGCCGCATAACCGATAGCTTCGATCTGAGAAGATTCGACGGAATCCATTACAATGCTTTGGGTCATGTTGCGCTCCGTGAATTGGCGGAAATCCACTGATGTTGCAGCGCTGCCGTGTTGTTCTCGTCGATCCCCTTGGCGACGTACAAGCATCCGAAAACAATCAGAATCGCGACGCCGAGCACAGTCTTGGGATGTTTCGCGTAGAAGCGGTCGATGGCCTTCATTTGCGGCTCCTGGATTCGCCGGCACTGCGGATAAGCGCGAGGAGGTCAGCGATTAGCGCCATGTAGGCGAGGCTTCCGAGAATCAGTTCCATCATTCCCCCTTAGCCGACGCGCGGGCGAGCAGGGCTCGGGCGACGTTCACCATGTATTCCTTCTGCGTTTCGCCTTTTGTCTGTACGAATACGTCCAGAATCTCATCGTCCGTCAAATCCACCCGCTTGCTCCCGGCTGGCTGTGCAGCCCCGTTATCGCCGATGGGGGCGGCGTAGAGCTTTGTCCGATCAGGCAACCTTACCGATGCTTTCAAAATTACCTGCGTGAGACCGGCAATTTCCCTAATCTCACCTACCGGCTCCTGCCCCGTCGCACCGGCAGACTGGCGGGCGGCTTGCCACGTCTTCCATTGCTCATTTACGTCGATTGCCACGTATCCGTCCCCTGCGCACCGAAGATTAGGGCTCGTATGAGCCAGCCGCATATAAGCCTCGAACGACTCTCGTTCATTGCTCACCGCTTTCCCCTCTGACCTTGCTCCATAGACGGCCTTGGCGGCGCATTTCCTGGATCATCCATTGAAGTTGAACGAGATCGTAAGTGTTCTTCATTTTCTTCCATGCGAATTCGCTCACGAGAAAGAGAATCAGAGCCGGGACCACGATAACCGTCGCTATCGCCAGCATGTTGCCGCCGATCATGCAGCCGAGAGCGAACCAGTGTGCGAGTCCGCGCAAAAGCCATTCACTCATCGCTTTCCCCTTTAGCAGCGGCGCGGTCGATTTCGGCGCGACGACGATCCTTCTCGTCTTCCTCGATCATTTGCAACTCGTCGCGAATGTTGCTTAAAGCCTCTTCGCCAATGCGCTCGTTTTGCATCAGCGAGCGCTCGTCGTACAAGTTACGTCCCATATACGAATTCACAAACTCAGTCCGTGCTTGGCGCTTGATTTCGTCGAGCCGTTCGCGCTTAACCAATACCCATTCGACTCCGGCCGCCTCGCTCATCGTCGGGGCAGTGGCGAGCAGATACAGAGGTGTAACCGTTCCGCTGAACGCCTGCCCATCGTCTATCGCGTCGCGCTCATTGGTGTATGTGCGCACCCATGTTTGTCCGCCGCGCTCCCATTCAACGCGCCACGCAAGAGCCTCCCGCCCCTCAGCAGGCGCAGCGCTGGCGTTCAAGATCGCGAATAACCCGCGCCGAACTTCGCCTATGTGCTGAATCCCTTCTTCTGTACTTGGGGACCACCCAATGGCGTTGATTGCATCGGCGATGACCTTGCGTTGCTCATTTGTCAGCATGACTGTCTCCTTTGGCGGCGAGAAGGGCGCGCACACTGTCGATCACACGCCCAGCGTCAACCTTAGGCGCTCCACTCTCATATCTAAGCGACATGCCGTGACGTTCGAACTCGTCGATAATCTGATCTTCCGTCAGAGTCCGCTGCTCGCTGGCGGGTTGCGGGGTGGCGTAGACGATGCGCGTTTCATATCCTCCATCTGACTTATAGCCGTTCAGCGCGCGCTCATTCGCAATGTCCATCCACTTGACCGAGCCTTTGCACCGAAATTGGTATATCGCCGGCACCACTGCCGCCGCCTCGGATGCGCGGGCGAGTTCGGCTTCGACGAGTGCGGCTCGGCAACCTTCGATGAGCTGCGCATGCTGGCCTCGCACGGTGTAAAGCGCGTTTGGGCTAGGCTCAAAGTTCATGCCTGCATCGCGAAAAATTTCGATGATTCGTTCCGGCGTAAATTTCATTCGACATCAACCTATAAAGTCGTCGCCAGTAATCGGGCATCTATCGATTTCCAGTGCGTCGGCGCGTAATAGACGTACATCGAGTCATCTGGGAAGAACCACAATCTCCCCCGACGCTTTAGCGGCTGCTCATTCCGCGTACCGCACACGTCTTCGATCTTGGTCATCACAACTAAGCCTTCTGGCGCCGTTGCGATTGACTTCCAATCGCTCACGATGCCTTCCTTGACAATTCAGGTCTGTAATGACCGTCATACGTCGGCGACAGCAAGTAACGGCTTCCCATCTCGCGCGCCATCTCGCGCGCCCGCGCTTCGTTCCTTGCTTGGGCTGCCATCAACTGAGACTCGAGCAACTCAGCCTGAGTGAGCTTGACGTTTGTCACCATGCGGCGAAGATCGATCATCTGCATTTCAACCTCCAAACAATTGAAGAAGCCACGTGCCGCCATACATGAACGGCATCAGCACAAGAGCCACGAACCCGCCGAGAAAGACGGCGGTCGATATTTGGTGCGCCAGTTCGATACGGCGAAATTCATCGTGAGTCATAAGGACTCCTAAGGTATTAGCAGGGTTACTTCCCATGTAAGCATTGCCGCGAGCCAGACCGTTGACCCTCGAAATCTTCGGTGTGTCGGAAGCGTTGCCGTAGGTTTTCGCCCTGGTGGGTGCGTCATGCGTTGCGGATTCGAACCGCTGGGACCGCCCATGGTCAGCATGGCGATCAACCCATGCCACGCATGGCGCACACATCAGGGCGCCGGTCTTTCCCGGCTGTCAGCGTATTAAGAGGCTCGCAACTCTCCGTCTTTCCGGGCTGTCAAACGCATCACGCATCGCCCTACTAGCGCAAGGAACAGTCTTGCCTGAACCGTCAGGAACCACGCCAAGCATTTTTGAACGATCGAGGGAGGCCCGAGCTATGCAGACTCGCCCATTACTGGGAAACCCGTAACGCTGCGTCTGCCGATGTTTCTAGGCCACCTTCGGCTGGGCGCTGTGTCTTTGGCCCGAATCCCGCGGGCCTCGGCAATCTAGACTCTCAATAGCGGCCGTCGCTTTCGGGGGAATCAAACCTTCGCTCGCACCAAGTCGATCAGCTGCTGCGCTGTCTTGATCGAGAACATATCGTCGTCAGGAATCTCGATGCCGAATTCGTCTTCTGTAGTCATGACGATTTCCACGACATCTAGCGAGTCCATGCAATGCTTTTCACCCATATCGACTGACAGATCAAGGTCCGCAGGCTTCACGCAAAATTGTTCGGCGAGAATCTCTCGCACGCGTTCTTCGATGTTTTCCATTCATCCCTCACCTAAACATTTCCTCAATCCACCGCCGATCCTGTGCTTCCTCACGCGCTTGGCGCTTCTCGTCCTCGGTCAACGGCGGTTCGTCGTCGGGCAAATCGCGAAAGAACCGATCATCGTGCCCGGGCCATTTGTCTAGCGGCCTCATGCTCCGCTCCAAAAATCTGCCCGATCCCGACCGGGCCTTCGCCTTCACGCTGCAGTACGATCCGGACGGGGATTCAGCAAACCGTTATTCCAAGGCACTCGTTTTTGACGGCGGGCAGACATTTGTCACAGCACGTCTTCTCGTAGTGCACACCACAGCTACCGTAGACCGTTCGCTTAATGACGTTCTCCTGCAGAGTGTTGCAAGCTGGACAAATCTCGAGCGTTCGGCTGTAAGTGGGCCGCGAATTCCATCGGCGGCGTTCTTCGGGGCTCACAGTCCGCCTCGTTGATCGGCAACGCCAGGCGCAATCAGATTGATTGCCAGTGTGCGCAGTAGATGCTCAACCAATGCTCCACGCGGGTATGTGAGGAGTTCCCGCAGATCAATCGCTAACGTGCTCATGATGCCCTCCGTGCCAGCGCCGCGCGAATGCACAGGCGCCATGAAACGTCCGATAACTAAATTCGAGTTGCAAAGTGAATCTGACTCGCCACATACCGCGGTATAGCCATATGTGAGGTTTCATGGACTACCTCGGTATGTCTTGTTCGATCAGCCGCCTAGCGGGCGGCATCCCCTATCGCTATTGGCCTAATGGCCCGTGGAATGCCCCGTATCCAGGGGCGAGGAATTCTGCAACGCTCAGGTCGTGGCGACTGACCGCCCGAGAGTCGAACCGGGGTCGATCAATCATCAGCGGGGTCTGCGGCAGATCGAAGAAGGCCCGACCTTCCCTAGCCAATCGCCACGCCTCAGCGTTGTGTCTCTCCGAACCCAGCCGGCTACACCCGATCGAATCGGCTCCGGCTTGGGTTCGGGTTGCGAGCACTACCGCGCCATGCTCGCTCGGCGCCTTTCGGTATCCCGTCATCTGCAGGACATTTCTGAGCTTTTGCTTCTGCCGCTCAGGCCAGGGGCAGGACGCGAAATCGCGTCTATTCATCCTCCGAAGCATTGATCGAATGTCGTCAGGCGCGGCGCCCATATGGGTCACGGTAGCTTCGTGATCCCGCTACCTCCGTTATGCTCAAGGCCGGGAGAAGGCGCCGCCCTGACAACACTCGATCAACTTTCGTTGTTAAGGACCAATCCGCTATCCCGTCTCTGACGGAGCGGCACTTCTACTGCTCTATCCCACATTGGCAAGCCTCGAAGGCTTGACGATGGAGACAGTTATGCTGCTTTCGCTGCCTTCACAAACTCCACCAGTTCGTCGTCGCTGAGGTCCGTTACATCAACCCATCCGCTCGTCAGCCTTTCAGGAACCTCTGCCGGATGAATCCATCCGTATCGCTGGCAGTCCTCGGTGATCAGGTATCGATAGCCTTGCTGCGGTAACGTCGCGCCATTCATGGTCTGCCTCAGTGATTGCCTCAGTGAGTGATTGCCCGCCGTAGCGGGCTCGGTTGTTAGCTAAGCCGCTTCGCAAGCGCGCGATACGCGGAGCGCAGCGCAGGGCGCATTTCTTCCGGGCCGTTCTTTGTGTCGGCCATGAATTTTGCGTCGGC